TTAATATGTATCTAAATTAATTTTAGCCTTAAAATTAGCAACATACGTGTTTTCTCTATCTTGATTTATTTTTGTATCTTTTATTTTATTCTTATTATAAGTGTATTTATATGGAATATGTTTCATTAAAGCTGATGTAACACGATTAACGCCCACATAAACTTTATCAATAAATCCAGCTAATCATAAAATATATTCATGTTCAGAATCGGACTTTGTATCATGAATAAGTTTATTCAAAAATATTCGACACTTGTTGATATGGAAAAAGCTCCAACTAGCCTGCAAGAAGATACTAAGCGTGCCTTATCTTACCAGCCAATATATCTTAAAAAGCTCAGTTCAGACAAAGACTACTTGGGTCAGTTACAGTGTATCAATTTAAAATAGTGCATATTGATCAAATAAATTTGATGGTAACTATGAACTCGGTAAAATGATTGCCGTAAATAATTTTTATGTAAAAGGCCCTGAACATTCAGGGCTTTTTTTAAATCGCTTTAACGCAAATAGTGACATTTACATTGCTATTAATTGTATGTGCCGTACAACCACATAAAAGAAAGCTCAGTAATAGTATCTTCATTAGGCTTCAGAAGCCCTAGTAGCTGTTACGCCCTTTAATTGCGGTAAAGAATAACGTTTACTTGCTGGCTGAGGTGTACGTCCATACCATCGGAACTCTTGGAAATCTGAATCACTATAAAGCGCGTAACACACTCTATTGGATTGGTTACCACCAAGGCAAACAAGTTTTCCAGTAGACTTATCACGTCCTACAACAAAACAGACATGGCCTCCTCCCTTACGGGTTTTAATAGCTACACAACCGTAAGCTGGTTTAGCTAATTTGGTACCATAATTCACATAATCCAATGCACGGTACCAATGCTTAGGATAAGCAATTCCAGCTGATTTCAAGCAATGAGCAACGAAAGTACCGCACCACGCTGTTTCATCATCCGCCCACCAAGCTTTAAGCTCCTTTAACCATTTCAAAATAGTTGGATTGTGCTGTTTACCTGGTATTTCTTGCAGACCAATGTGTTTTTTTGCTTCAGCCATCCAAGCTAATTCGTCAAACTTTGTAGTTGTAGGAATATTCATTAAGGTATTGATTCCTACTAACTGGCCTGTTAATTGAGGGCCGTTAAGTCGTGGTTGAGAAATTTTCTTACCAATCCATGACAGAACAAGCATTAAAGTACCAGTAACAAATGCGTGATATTTTTCGGGAATAACTTCATAATCAACACCCCATTGTAGTGCCGGCAATAAAATTAGCATGATGAATGCACCTACCGCGGGTAACTTAACAGATAGATACTGCCAAGCATTGTTTTCAATTAACTTCACTCATCTTTCCTCTTTCGTAAATTATCTTGCTCTAAAGCCTCTAAAGCTTTGATTCGTAATTCGCTTTCTTTTTCACGTAATTCACTTTCTTTACGTTCTCTGCGGTCACGTCTCCACTGAAAAATGAAACTTATGAATAGGCCCAAAACAGCCACAATTGCACCTGTATAGCTCAACCAATTAATTGAAGTTAGAGAACCAAAAGCACTTGCTAAACCACTCCAGAAAGTAGTTTTATTAGCAAAAGTTGTGACAGTGACTTCAATTGCCTGATGATCAGACATGACCTATTCCCCACGTTTCATTTGTGGTTATTTTTGCAAGTGTTGTTGTTCTAATTGGAGTAAGGTTCCAAACACAAAGCACGAAAAAAAAGCCCGAATTACTCAGACTTTTCTATGTGAAAACTATCTGCCTCTACTTGCTAGGGCATTTAATCCCTTAATGACTTCTTGACCTAATTTTAAGAATACGTTGTGACGTTCAATTTCGTTTTCTAAATACTTCTTGCGGTTTTCCCATGCTGATGAATTGAAGTAAGTACTTTCAAAACTCAAAGGCATTTTTAAAGCATCTGATAAAGGCATTGGGCAGTTTTCAGAAATACTACTTGCAGTATCAAGCAAAAGATCGGTCCAACTCTTTGATGATTCCTGTAAAGACGGAAGCGGTGCGAAATCGTGCAGGCGCGTCATCTGCACCTCTTTCCACTAAAATACCGTGGTTATCAACGCTTAACCGTAAATGAGTAAATAACTCATTGTTTAAATTATTAAAGTCTTGATAGCACAAATCAAAATCACTAGCTGGCATTTTCTTAATGAAATCTAGCCGCTGCTTAAATTGTTCTTCAAATAATTGAGGGTTTGTTCTATCCGGCAATAAACCTAAGTGTTCATGATTAGAATAACTCAACTGAAAAGCCATCATGCAGGCAATCCATTCAGCGACGTTCTTACAATTTGCCTCTAAGAACTCCACTTCAATTCCAATAAGCTGTCTAACAGTAATTCCATTTTGAGTAGTTTCAGTTTTCCAATTATTTTCTGATTGAAGGAAAACTTTAGACCAGTCTGTGTTCACCTCCAACATAGTATTACTTTGTTTTTCAAGATACTTCAGCAGCAGTAAATATCGTTCTTGAATAGTTAAAACCAAAGGATCAAACACACTATCTAAAGCTGATTTAAGAAAAGCTGTAAGTCTTTTTTCATTTAAATTCGGCGCAATGATTGAAATTTTAAGACACTGCTCAAAACTCAATTCTTGCATTTGAAAAGTATTATCGCCTACATACACTGGATCAAAAGTAATCATTAGTTGCCTCCATACAATGAATAAATGTCTTTTGAATCCCATGCAGTTCGACTCATCAAACTTATATTCACGGCCAAACTTAACCGGTTACCTTTCTCATCAATTGGCGCAACAATTGGTGCAGAAACACTTTCAATAATGAAAGGTTTATAAGTTTTGCCGTGAGTTGTCAGAGACACAAAGGGTGGGATTACACCTGAAAACAACCCTTCTAAAGTTGAGTTTGAGTCATTAACCACATTCTGAAGTGTAGAATCAGAAGATAAAGAAACTGGAAGACTCCAAGCCTCTAATTGCATGATCCTGTCTTCAACTTCTGTTTTCGCATCACTAAAGGCAAGGAAGAAAATAGAAAGGTTGAGCCGTACTGAAGAAGTAGATAGGAATACTTGAGTTGTATTCACTTTAGTTAGATTGGTACGCCCTTCAACGCTCTGCATAGCATCTTGAACCCCAAGTTTTGATAAAACTTGAGCTATAGGATTACTTTGCATCTGTTCAGCGACTTGTGATAGCTGACCTGATTGTAAGCCTGCCATGAGCATAGGCATTTTTAGCTCAGGATTACTATTCTCAAATGGAGTTTGCCATTGGCTCTCAATGCTTTTATCACCGTCCGTTAATAAGGCTCTAATCACTGGCGAGCCAGCAATAGGATTCCCCTCTTTGTCACATAGAGAAAACTCTGCGTATTTGTGCTTTGAAATAGAACCATAGAATGGATCTGATTCATTACTTGGTAAATTAGTTTTTGCTGTATTTACAGCTGGTGCATAAGCTAAAGCTTTGGACATGTTTAAGTACTAATTTATAAAAATTAAGCTATTATTAATTAAAAAATAAGGACACTTATTAGCTTTGTTCCAGCATTAAAAACTGATAAAAAAGTTTTGAAAATACGCTAATTACAGTTTTTCATATAGATTTGATTTTTAATAATTTTTTAGTATTATGAAATTTAAAATTTTTATTTAAAAATATTCTTTGAGAAATAAAAAATGTTAGATTTATTTACACCTATTGTTGAAAGCGAAAAACAGCATAAAATTTTTAAATTGTTATTAAATGAAGCAATGTATGCTGAAAGGAATGTTTTATTAGATTGGGCAAATGGATTTGTTGATAGGGATAATAAATTTGTAAAAGAATTCCAAACTACTTTTGAGTCTTCTTTTTGGGAATTATATCTAAATAAAATCCTGAAATCTGAAAATATTGATATAGATTATAATCATCATGCGCCTGACTTTGTATGTAACAAAAATAATTCACCTTTTTGTATTGAAGCAACAATTGCCAACCCAGAACAAGATGGCCTACCAGCATTTGGTTTTACAGATGCACATTTAGATTTTCAAATTAACTTTAAAGAATTCAATAGAAAATCAATTATTAGATTAGCCAATTCAATTGTCTCTAAAAATCAAAAGTTTAAAAAATCATATAAAGATTTATCTCATGTTATGGGTAAGCCTTTTATTTTAGGTCTTAATTCTTTTGATCGACCTCATTCCCATTTTATAGGTCATCGCGGTTTAATTGCTGTTCTATATGGAATTTATCTTAATGAGGAAAAGGCTATTTCAGATAAACTCAACTACTTGCCAAGAGAAAGAATGGATTTTATTGAAAAAGATAATGGTGCAGAAATTCCCCTAGGTTTTTTTAAGACTTCAGAGTATGAAGATATTAGTGCTGTAATTTATAACCCATATGCAACTTGGGGGAAAGTTCGAGCATTAGCTGAAGTAAGTGAAGCAAATAAAACTACTTTCTTTAATGCACTTTACACTAGGGATGACGTAAGTGAGAGTACATTAATTCCTGATATCCGCGAAGGGATTCCTAAAGAAGAATATAAAGAATCAATCTTTGATGGTTTATATATTTTTCATAATCCTCATGCTAAATATCCATTCCCTGATTTTTTATTTAATGATCCTCATATTGCTCATTTTAGTGTAGATGATCATGGTAATCTTCTTGAAAGTGTTGGAGAAAAATTTTTACTTTCACGAAGTTTAATTAGTTCATATGCAAGTTCAATGATTCCCAAATAAAGAGAAATTCAAAGACATAATATTTATAAATTTAATTTTGCTGTATCCAACAATTCATAAAAAATACGCTCATCAAGAGCGTATTTTTATTACTTATGTTAAGCAGCTAGATTAATATTATTCTCTTGCTCAAACTCATCAATCTTCTTAATGATTTCAGCAGATTTGTTATATGGCATAACAATCTCATCAAACTCATTTACTTCTGAACCCCAGAATTTCAGCATGATATTCTTGATCTGAGGTTTATCAACGCCATCGCCATTGAAAACGTACTTGCTACGTTCAGTTCTAACATAAAGTTCATACTTAGCTAGCTGCTCGTCAATGCGTAGTTTCCTAGGTGGCATTGCGATATCGCGAATTTCTGAAAATAGATCCTCTACACTTGTAAGGTGCGTAAAGTCTAATTCTCGTGTTGCTGGAACATCATTAGAGTCTGCATGTTTTTCAATAATGATAATACGAGTTGAAACGGCGGTACCAGCATTTTTAAAGGTCGATTGAGGCAACCAGATTTCAGCTGTCAGAATTGCACCAGGTGTACTATCAATAAATTCGTCCACTTTAGAATCCATCGAACCACGTGGTACCAAGGCCACAATCCGACCACCATCATAAAGATGACCAAAAGCCTTCTTGATATGTTGAATTGCCAAAGTGCCAGCATGACCAAATGGCGGATTCATCACAATCGCATGGTACTTATTTAATGATTCTAAAGATTCGAATGTATCAACAATTACTTTAGCACCTGTATTTGCCATTTGAGCACGACTAGCTAAAGACTCAGTCGGTTCAATCATTGTCAACTCTACATCCTGCGGAACAAAACGACCAATAGCTCCATCACCAGCACTAGGCTCAAGCACAGAATCGCCAGTGTGTACCCCTGCCCATTCAATCATTTTGAATCCTAGAGGTTCAGGCGTTGCATACCATTCCTTACCTTCGCGGTTATTACGACTTTCAGAACGTTTGCCTTTGGCATAGTAGAATGTTAGTGCTTGATCAAATGGGGTTAACTTAGCAATACGGGCATTTTCTTCATCATATGCTTTACCGCCAATACCATCATTTAGACTTGGCTCTTCATATTTAGCTTCTTCATAAGCCTGAATTAACGCTTCTTTGATACTTACTACAGCATCAGCACCTTTTGCAAAGTTATCTACTGTTTCTGCGCGTCCAGCAATCGTGTCTGCAAATGCAGCCCGTTCCCATGCAGTACCAGTAGTCAAGTATCTCTGAATAGCATTTGATGCTTGTCCAGTTCGATAGATACGCCCTTCCGTCTGTCTCAACTTGGCTGGCTTTGTTGGTTGACCAATATTAATGAGTACTCGCTGGTGTTTACCAGTTGTATCATGCAAGCTAATCCCAGTAGAACCAGCATCTGACTGCAGAATGAGAATATCGTGCCCGCTATCATCAGTATTAAATAACGCTACATTAGTTTCACGTTGTTGCTTTGAAAGACGGCCATTAAATAAAAGAGCATTAGGAAATGCATTCTTTAAAGTTTCAACAGGTGAATCATAATCAAGATTGAGATTTACTAGATCCGGTCTATTTTCTTTGAATGTATTATATTCAAGCTCAATATCTTCTCTAAGTGGGCTTTCATATTTTTCGATATCAAGCTTACTAATCAAGAAAGGTGCAAAACCACCGCCTTCGTTATAATCATGAAAAATTACTACTTTACGACCTAATGCTAAGTGCTTTTTCACCATATCAACACAAGCTTCAGCTTTAATAGCTTCTAACAAACGGCGTCTTGCTAAGTAATCAAAGCGTTTTGCAATAATTTCGTATATTTTTTTAAATCGGTTGCCAGTAAATAGCCGATCATATTCTTGCATAGATGCATGACGTCCCCAGCCTGTTGTTGGTTTACCAGTCTGAGCAGCCCATTCTTCAAAAGTTCTTGTTTTGTGCCCTTCTATTTCTTTATAACCATTGCGAAGATAAGTTAAACCTTCATCAATAAGTTCACCAACACGAGAGCCAATTAGAATGAATTTACGATCATAGTCAAAATTTACTTCTAAATCCCGCCCAGACATAGCACCAGTGTTTTTAAGATTTTCAGCGAACTGTCTTTCAAGTACTCCTGTATCTACCTTAGCTTCAGGTCGGGTCAACTTACCATATCGCTTTCGATATCCAAGATTTCCCATATAGAAGTGCTCTCGAGCCTTACTAAAGCCTTCAGCTAAATTACCTTGGTCATCAACAGATACTGAAGGAGACATATAATCAAATAAATAGCCTTCCGCCCAATCAAGTGAAAAGTGATAACTAAATGGCGTAGCAGATAAGAAAACAACTTTGACCTTACTTTTCTGGTGTTTCCAATTCAAATTCCAGATCTTTCGTTGTTCATTTCGAAGGATCTGCATTTTGTTATAAGCACTTAGGTATTGTTCTGTTTCTTTACCATCTTCATCGAGCTCTTCAATTGGCATCTGATCAGCAAATTTATCTTCAAACCATTCACTAAAACCATGCAAATGCCCGGTTAAGGCTCTTAGTTTGTTTAATGCTGCAGTTGCTTTACCATCGGATGATTGCGATAGAGTATGTGCCTCATCAATTAATATCAGGTCCCAATGTTTGTGAACTAAACTTTTATTTTGTCCAAAATTAGCAAAGGTTGTGACCACGACTGAGTGATCCTCACCGCCATTTTCTTTAATACTTTTTAATTTGTAAGCCTTGATATTTAAAGGGCTTGAGCTTTTGACAAAGTCATTAGCGATTTTATCGTTTAGAGTAACAATTAAAATATTCTTAAGGCCAGCATTGATAAACCGTTTTGCTACACCCAGACCAGTAAAGGTTTTTCCAGTACCTGTGCCATTAGTAAAAAGAATACCTTTCTGATTTTCCTCTATTAAGCGCTTTTCAGTCTTAAAAACATCACCACGCTGTGCAGATTGTAGATATGGCAAAGCTTCGTCAATATTTGAAGCATCACTCCATATAGTTTCTACCTTATCTGCTTTTAATTGAGCATCTAGCTTTTCATCTATGGCAGCTCTAACTGATTTAGCAGATTGTATAATTGATCGATCTCTTGCTCGTTTAAGAGATGATCTCTTACCAGATAGTTCACTGCTTCCGCTGCTGTTAATCCGGTTAGCACTGGTTCCACTATCTCCATTTGAAGATTCATTTCTAGGATTTCGGCCGCCAAGTAAACTTGCATCATCACTTTTTGGTAAGCCAGTATTACTGTCTCTGAGTACCCAAACTTCTCCATCATTTCTGACTGCTTCTGAAGCCTCAAGTTCATCTTTTCCTGATCCAGTTGTAGAAACAATTGGTCCTCTGGATCTGAGACGAAATTCGCCAACTGATTCCACATCTGAATTGGTATTTGATACATGTAAGAACAATCCTTTTACAAGTTGCTGATCTTCTGAAAGAAGAGAGTCTGGAATAGCTTTAAGATGTTTTGAGCGTACAAGAATTTCACCCTGATAATAAAAGGCATAGGGGTCAAACTCTTTAGCTTTGGTTAATTTGATGCCTTTAAGACCAATAACCTGTAATGTTTTATTCTTTTTAGTGGTGTATGGCTTCAGCTCTTTATCGCAAGCAAAAAGACTGACAATAGTCTCTAGCTGTTCAATAACATTTCTGGAACTGTTATTAAGGTGTTGGATAACTGATTCATCAATGTTTTTGATAGCCTCGTTATATAAGACTTCAATAACTTCATCCAATTTTGGAAAGTCACTTTCTTGACGGGCAAAAGCTAAAGCTTGCTTTGCTACAGACAAGTTAAGTTCTATTTGCTTATGGATTATAAGAAGGAAAAATCGAGCAATATTGCTCTGATAATGCATGAAATCAATCATGTAATAAATCGCAACCAATACTGTGTCTTTAGTGATTGGTTTGAGCTTTAAGATGGACATATATCCCTCAACATAGGAACTTTACATTCCTATGTTGAATGATCGTAAGTATCTAATTTTTAGTAGGTTCCAGATCTAAACATCTAATTCTTCAAAAAGAATGTCATTAATTTTGTTCCCTTCTTGATTTTCCTTGTCATTACTTTGATCAATTTTAACTTTCAAAGCACTGTGAAAACGTTCAGCTCCCTCTTTCGTTAATCGAATTATTTTAGGTTTACTTGAACTGCTGGAATCAACCAAGGAATCGTACATTTGCACACTAATGAAATCATCACCAAGCAGTTGTTGTGCATATTGGATAGCATCTTTTACACTTACTGGTTCAGGTTCACCAAACAAGCCTACATTACTACTATCTAAAGCCTGTTTCTCTGCAAATTCAGCTAATGCTTTAAATAACATACTCATTTTTTTTGAACTGCGGCTATTCTTGGCGAGAAATACGGCGAGCTCAGCAACACCTTCTCCTAGATCCTCAAAAAGCCCTTGCTGCTTTACAAACTCAACAATATCTTGATCATTTTGCTTTGCAGATAAAATTGTATTTGCTGCATCAATAATTGCATTAGCAACACGTTGATCAATGGCTTGCTCCATTCCATCAACGATTTGATCTGATATATCTTGAACATTTCCACGACTTATGGCTTGCGCTTCAATAAATTTAGGCGCAGCAACACCAAGCGCATTAAGCATATTTTGAAGATCTGGTTTTGTATGATCAGCCATCATTTCTAGCAGACGATCATCATTGTACGCTTTACTAAAAATTGCGGCCTTGATTCTGTTTATCAGTGCTTGTGTTGGTTTTTTATCTTTCGTTGTGTACTGGGCAGCTTCTGTATCACCTAATTTACTTAAAAAACCTTGAATAAACTTTTGATTACTCACTGCTAATAAATCGCCATCTTCACTCGGGTTAAAAAGAGCCAGTAAATTCTCATCTAAACGTTTAGCATCAGCTTTAGCACGTTCAGTTGCTGTAAAAGACAACTTATCATCTTGGTTAGCATCTATGGCAAATTGAGCTCTATCAATCTCAGTTGTACGAATACGTATCAAGATTGGTTGAGCTATTGCTTGGACCTGCTCACTGCTAAAGCCAAAGTAATCAGCTTCATCAATCAACCATTGTTTATACTCATCTGCGGTACCACGCTCATAGGCAAGCTTGATTGCCATTGTTCGGCCATTTCCTGATTCAACAACTAAATCATCACCAGTTATCGGTGCTCCCGTGTCTGCCCGACCTGAGCGGCCTAGGCTTTCGGGGTCTAAATCATTAGCAGTTTTCTGTACCCATGCTTGTGAGGATTCACGACTACGATCTCGTGGCTGCAATTCTTGCGGATAATTAGGGTTTTCCGCACCAGTTGCTGTATGAGATGCAATTACTTGATCAATATCAACTAAAGCGAATACAGTAGAAATCTTTTGTCCTTTGGCTGTTTTCACATTATTAGTTCTACCCTTCAATAGCCCAGTAAAGGGCTGTTTAGGTTTAAAGAAACTAATCATTTGATCAATTACAACTAATGGATTTTTAGCAATATCTTGAATAGAAATTAGATTTAAAGTTGTCATTAGATATTCTCCGCTTCCATTTTTTGCACTTGATTCAAGAGTTCTGTCACCGCTGGAATAAGAAGTGGATCATTTAAGTCTTTTTCTGCTTCATCTCGAATTTGCTCTAATAACTCAAGATTAACTTTAACCTGCCCTTCAATTACTGAACGGTAAAGTTGATTACCTTCATCATTTGTCGTACTAGGCTGAAGATCTTCAACTTCTGTCGGAGCATTTAGTTCTTTAAATTCATCATTATCTGAATTTTGGGCTGGCTCTTTATTACTGAGGCGATCCGCTAAATGTTCATCTGCCCATGCTCTTGAATATTCATAAAATGCTGTTAAATATTCTGGTGAACCTTCGGCCCCATTCCAGTTTTTTAAGAATTCACCACGGCGATCTGAAACCCAAGCCATAAAGTCTATGTTGTTAGTATCTTCAGGCTTTTCCAAAGTGTCTAACCATGCTTGCATCATTTTGTTTTCAGCTATACCAGCTGCACGTGCTGCTAAAACTTCTTCATCTCTTTTTTGTTTAGCTTCTTTTTCGGCATCAATAAGTTTATTTGCTTCTAATTCTGCTTGCTGTTGAGCCAAAGCCTGGTCATCTAGTTCAGAAATCCATTCACGAGCCCAAACTACCGCATCAGAGTCCCCCTCTAGAGCCTTATTGATACGTTCAAAGAATGCTTGGTAACGTAAACCATCTTCACCTGCCCATTCAGGATCAGCATTTAAACGCTTTAAATCGGCTTTTAAACGTGCGGCTTCTTCATCAGAAATACTATCTGGTAACTCATTATCGAGACTATTCTCTTTAATGATTCCTTCATTTTCCTCAGATTGCTTGATTAACAATGTATTTTGCAACTGATCCAATTCATTTAATAAATTGGAAATTTCTGCACTTAAAGAATTTAATTGACTTTGTTTTTGCTCGAGACGTAGTTCAGCATCTGCTAAAGCCTTGGCCTTTTCTGCTTTTTTAGATTGTAACCGCTTAAAACGATTACTATTTTGGTTAATCAACTTCATAATTCGACCAGCGAGAACTGGAATTGATATTCCTTCTCCCTGATTAGGCTGAATTGCAGCCGTAATATCCCGATTGTTCATTAAAATCTTCCATGAAATTAATGAATCTGCTGGACTAATTTTTTTTGATAATCGATCTGGCTTATGAAAAAGGATTGTGAAGTTTTGGCCATCATCAAAATCATAAGTAAGAGCAATTTGAAGGACTTTTTTATGCTTAAAGGGCTTACTTTCCGTAACGTTAACGATTTTGACGCCAGTTTTTGAAAACTGATCCATAGAGTGATGCAAAATTGCAGACAGCTGCTCTAAATGCTGGTAATCAACGATAATAGAGTCGTAAAGCGCTTCTTCTACGCCTAGACTAGATAAAAGTGTAGGTAACCCATCAAATTTACTCAATAATTGGCTGTGATCATCATTTCGTTGCATATCTAATAACAACTTAGAAGTATCACCCTCATGAGAAATTAAATTGATTCCATCCCATTCAGGTTTTTCAGCTGCTACAACATTTTGTAATTGTTCTAGTTGCCATCTTTGAATCGGTTTTGAACCCGTCAAATTAAATTGTTGTGATGATAAATGGCGCTTAAGTCCAAATTGATTTGTTTCAATAACATCTGTAACACTAGCATCAAACATTCGGCCAAATTGCAGTATCGCTAAATCAGCTGCATGCTGGTCATCGATAGCGCCTAATACCGCAACAGAATCAAACGCATCTATCCCACCCTTTTTACCTTTTAAATTTACAACACGCCAGAAATCATTTTCCGTGTAATCTTCAGTGACTAAAGCATTAATTTGACGGTAATCACCCTTAATAAACCCAATTGAACAAGCACCACTATTCACCATAGAGTCAAAACCATGTACTAATCGGCTTTGATGTGGTGCGTGTGTTTGAATGAAAATTGATTTAACACTCACGGAGTTATCCTCATTTTAGTTTGAGGATATTTTCTCAAGTAGGTGAATCTATAAAGGCAATGAGTTCCATAGCTTATTTTAAGTTGGGAAACATTTTGATGAAATTTAAAGTAACAATGGCATGTGCTTTATTAGAGGCATCAAGGGGCAAATTGCCTGCTTGAAGTGAAACTAGATGCTCAATTTCAAATTGGTTTTGATTTCTTGCAGCTTTATCAAAAGCATATATTTTTAATCTCATTAAGTATTCAATTGGTGGCGGCTGAGTACCATCCTTATTAAACATTATTTCTTTTATAGCTTTAGCACTATTCGCAATAGCTGCTTCTTTAGTCTCAATAAATGAAATGCTCAACTCATTTGAAGCATTACCAGTTACATGGTTGAGTTGAAAATGCCCCACATGCACTGCATCGGTTTGGGCATCTAGTAGTGATACATCTACATTATTGGCTAACCAAGCAACTTTGTTTGAAGGATCAAAAATTGGAATATTTGCTTGAGCAATTTTACTGTTTGCACGGTACGGGCGAATTTCAATTCCAAAATGTGCAGCTGAAAGTGTACCTAATGCGTAAAGTTCCTGATAATGGGAAACAGCTCGATCCACTGTTAGACCAGACCATAAGACAGGATTTTTAGCAAAACGATCTTTAAACGGATTTAAAACGTTTCCAAAACTGTTATTTATAGTTTTATTCTGTGTTTCGTATTCAAAAAAAGCCATTATTCTTCATCCTCTGGAAATTTACGGCTCTTAGCAATACTTTCAGCTAATGTTAATGCTTCCTCATATTTCATACCTGTATCGCGCTCAAGAATGTACGCCATAATATCTACATCTAAATTTGATTCTTTCAATGATGCGATTACTTGTGTTTTAAGTAATGTTGTATTCATTCTTGATTGAGCATTGTTGATTTCTTCCGTAGCTGCTGCAGTTTGGTTTGAATAATATTCAACTTGCCAAGGGTAATCTTCAGGCTCAAATTGTTCGTTATAAGCAAAACCCCAATCCAAGTGAAGAATTTGATTAATCCCTTCGGAAGCTGCTGTTCGAATGTCTTGTGACCTACGCATGATTTGTGCAGAAGTATGGAATGCTCCACCTTCTCCAATACCACCAGTTAACATGTCAGCCCACCCTACCATACTTGGGTCTAGACCTATACCGCCCATTAACAAACGGACATTAATCATGAACTGTTCAATATTAATAGGTGAGCTTCGTTGATTCTTGATATCACCCACTGGATTTAGAACTTGTTTTTCATCAAATACTGGAAGCATGTGAAAAGCAGTATTCCAGACTGCTTCACCACCTGATAAAGCATCACGGACATAAGCCTCATGATTTTTGAGTAAACCTTCTAAACCACGGATATAGGCTTGACGTTGTGCTGGCGGCATTCCTGACATATTTACTGTCAAGAACATCTGATTTACGGTATCTGCAATTTGCTGGCTATTCATTGATGCCAAAGCGAGGATTACATCATCATAAATATCTTCAATCTCATAAAGAAATGAGCCGCCTAAATGCGCTGGTAAGATTGGTAGCTCATCTGGATCATCACCCTCCAACATTTTCGTGACAAGACCAGTTTCAACAAGCTCATATTGAGCAATATTGCTCATACGGGGCATTTTGAAACGTACCATTTGAATAGTATTCAGTTTGGTAATAGTTTTTTGCCAATTACGAGGATCTAAACAAAAAAAGGCGACAGTCTTACTGCCTTGTTCGAACGGTTGTATTAATGGCGGATATGTATACTCATTGCATACGAGGTCAATTACACCTATATCTTTTTTCCCATAAATACGTGCATAGGAATCACCGAAAGAAATAGCATCTCGGGCAAGTTTGCTTAAATACTTATTGATAAGCTTTTCCATCTTTACACGGCGCTCATCTAGTTGTTTTTTTAGTTTTTCAGCTGCTGGTCCATTCGCCTTTTTTAACCGTTCTGCGGGCGTAATAAAGACTTGTTGGCCGCTATAAGAATCTCCGCCTAAGGCTGCAGAAACATGAATCCCCATACCCTCTGCGATAGGTGCAAAGCGTAACATTCTCTCCCATTTAGTAAGAATTTCTTTTCGAGTACGCTTCTTATTGGCTTTGGTTTGGTTAGTCCCAAGTGAAAACGGAGCCATAGTTTCATATAGCTGCGCTGTTGCATCCTGATTAGACGTATCGAATTGCTGATCATATGAATTAACATTTTCACCGAGTAACAACGATAAGAACCGAGAAGACATAACTAAGCCAAAATACCTAAATAATTAAGTATTTTGATGACTAATAATTTTTAACTTTTAGATGGGTTCCAAAGTTAATTGGAACCGTACAGATTCCATTAATTAACTGCATGCAATTCTATCTGAACAAATTTCTTATCTAATTAGAGGAAAAGCTCATGGCCGAAGTTAAAGTATTTAATGCTTTGGATATTGAATTAGCTCAAAAAACCCAAGACATCGTCAATGCGCAACGTTTTAACAACCGTCCTGCTTTCAAAACATTAAATCTAGGCTGGGATTTAGAGACTGGGTCGGTAGCAGTAAATTACACATTTGTAGAAGAACCACCAGTTAATGATCAGCCTGCTTAAACATGAAAGCCCCTAATAAGGGGCTTTTTAATAGCCAGTAATATCAACTATTAAATGACTATGAAATGGAGAATAGAGACTAGCTGAAGTATTCATACCATTAGCTAGTATCGTATATCCCCGAAGGATCTTACCTGAGAAAGTTGGATCACTATATGAGTTAGTCTTTATAGTACAGTATGAATGCATATAAGAACTCAAACCACCAGCTCCCCAATAATATTCATAATGAGCTGGACAAGCTAAAGCCAAGCCATAAGTCTTATTAGCATTATAATCAGGTATATCTGATAACCATGAGCTAAAATAATTTGCACTGCCTTTTAAATAAAAAGTTTCTGCTTTAACTACTTTTAAAGGATTGTGGGAGTTAGAAAATACAATCTCACCTTTACCATTCTTAATTAGTAATTTTGGCGAATGACCACTTTCTAATAAAGTAATTAATCCAAATACATAATAATTTGCTTTTGTAAAAGGAAAAGTATTCTTATATTTAAATCCTCCTTGGTCGTCTAAGGTGTCAAAAATTACAGTTATTTTCCAATTATTTGTGGAAGTTTCTTCATATCTGACCTGCATCACAGAAACGCCTGTAAATACCACAATTGGTCTTTGTAAAGATGTAACATTCAAAACATGACACTTAACGTAACCAGATACAGATAGCACTGCAGGAGGTAATGGGTCTGAAGAAGCGACTTCCCTAACAAACTTATTTATAAGGTGAAAGTTTCTATAGCTGTCGTCAATTATTGTCACTTTATTATCATTGAGAATTTTGATGTATTCAGCCATTAGCATTTACCTATATGAATACTAACCGTTTGCTGAAAAGCTGTATTGTAATAAGCTCTACAATCATAAATTAATAAATAAGATGAAGTATCATCCATTTGATTAAGTATCTTATCGCCCAGCTTAGCCTCAATAGCCATAGCTTTAGTCAAAATGGCACATCCCATACCATTTGAATAAGACTCAACTACAGCACTATTGGCAGATAACACTTCACCAGAAGCTACATAAGCCCACCATCTTGGATGATTTTCAGCAGTATCTAGTTTTCGTACAATTGTGTCCATAGATGAACCTTTCGGGAGGACAACACTTAACGTTTCTGTATACATACTAAGATTAGATGTTAGATCAAGGACCACGTTGCCACCGAGGTCCCTTAATAAGAATGTAGCCATTTATAAACCAATATAAATTCTCTCAATATTGTTATCGTCATATAACTTTAAAGCGGTCCCTGAAATGACCATTCTTGCTTTTTGAGGCTGACTAGGATCTTTATAAGTAATTAAAGTCCCAAGTTCACCAGTTATGGCACTTAACTTGTCAACATTGAATAATTCAGCTGTAAGAGACTTGGCCTTAAAGTTTGCGGCTGTCAAATTCTTAATAAATACATCACTGTTCATCAAAACTTGATTGTCTTGGATTATGAACGGCATATATTTAGTAGAAGAAGAACCAGTTGTGAAGAAAATTCTATCCGCTTGGAAACCTATTGAGCTGAGCACAGTTCCATTTGTTTGCTCACTGACCATAGACATACCAGTAAACACACCGTTATTGTCCATACCCATTACGTATTTACCTTTCACACCATCAATCAAGTCAGCTTGTGATTTAAGCTTGATAGCATTTTGGCCGTAAACAGAAACCAAAGTTTGTAATGCACCAGCATATGCCCCCACATCAGTTGTATATGTGGTTTTGAAATTTTCGAAATCAGCTATGTTGTCAGCATCTTCAATATCGATAAAGTCTAGATCCACTTCACCAGCTTTACCTGAATAGTTACCAATGAATACAGGTGTAAAGAAAGCAGCTTTGTTTGCGAATGTTTTAGGGCTTAGTAGAGTGCCAGCACCTGCACTTGCACCAGCAGATCGGCCCTTAAAGTAAGCGGTACCAGTTATCCAAGTTCCCAACGCTGGTGCGGTACCTGCAACTAAATAATGACTTGAACCGATATCATTGATTTCAGAGTTATCTTGAGCAATATATTTTGTTTTATTGGCGTTTTGACAGGTCGCACCAACATAAACAACTCCGGTACCACTTACACGGCGGAATCTATACTTAACTCGGTAATATTTATTGTCATCGATAGGCAAAGATGTGAACCAATTTAACCAGGCTTCATCATTACCTACGTTATTACCAATTCTTAGTGCATATCCTCCACGACATGTTGCATCTGCAACTAAACTAAGTTCAGTCTTATTCCCACTTGGTGTTTTTACTAACCAATCTTTTTGCCATGTTTCGAGTACTGAAGCCATGATCTTTTGACCATTTGCAGAATACAGTGCAGACATTCTTTCTGTTGAAGATGCGATTGCTTCATTCGTCTTGGTAGACGTCATGTAATCACGCTCTAATGTCGCTTTTGTAGTAGAAGCTATGTCCTTGGCAGTATCAGCTATTTCTTTAGCCTTCTCCGATATTGCACGTACTAATGCTTGTCGTGCATTGTGCACGTTAGCAAAGTTAGTAATGAACTGGTTTCGGTCAATCGTACTAGTTACATTCATATTTGCGAATAAAGCTGCCAAATATGTATTTAAAGTACTGAATGCCGTGGCATAAGCAGCAGAAGATATACCATAAGTGACTGCCTCAGCTCGCAAGCTTGCATCAGTTTGATAAAGTGTATCCCAAACCAACTTCGCCTGTTTTTTCTCAACTGGTGTGAGTTTATTATCAGCAGCAATATCACTTAACTGAGCCATTGGAACATCCACTTTGGCTTGTGAACCTGCAGTGGTTTCCATCATTGAAGTCACTGTAAACGGCGTAACTGACTTATAAACTGATAAATCTGTTTCAATGGCCGCCGTCCAGCCATCTTTAAAGTAATCTGGCGGATTTGTATGAGTAATAGTGGCCGACTCAACTGTAATTGCTGGGTAAGACCAAGCATATTTTTTGGTAATTAAGATGCACACCTTATTATTGCTATCTAAAGCTAAAGCTAGACCTTTAGTCGTAGCATTACTTTCATCTAAAGTGATACCAAAAGAACGAGAGGTCATATTCGAATAAAATGGCACTGTTGACGTATATGCATAAAATGCCAAATCCAGATCGAAAATATTATCTTCTTTGTTATTGTAGTTATAACCAGAAATTTTAACCTTGGTCATGTACGCACCAACTGTAATTGGTGTCTTAATAACCAATGTACCCGAAGTAGTGATTGCTTGACGCCAAGTTAAAGGCTTAACGAAAATTTTCCCTGCACCTGAACTCAATGGCTGCACACTCATAGCATTGGTATATTCAGAAGTAATTTTCTGTGAAGATGCTGCAATTGCACGCTCAACATTAGTATTTGTTATATCCGCATTCAAAATATAAGCGCCGTTTTTACTGTCTAATTTTGAAGACATTTCAGTAAGTTTGGCAGCCCAAGTTTCTTTGAAGTTCGTTAATGTTGATATAGAGTCTGTGGCTGAAGAAACAAAGTCCTGTAAAGTCGGGTCAGCTGAAGCGTAATCAGTAACGTCATATTGCTCGATTTGGGCTAAGGTCCAAACTAAAGGCGCAGTAGCTGTTGGTGTAGATCCTCCCGCCACATAAACATGTCCTGAGTTAGAGAAAGAACCTACAGCACCACATTTAATCATTCGAATATATGTTTCGAATTTGCCTGTACCCTCAGTATTGCCAATGAATCGATCAATTGCCCCTGTCCCCATTGCGTTACCAGCATTCACCAATTTATATCCAACTGGTAGCTTGATTAAATACTTGATAACAAAAACAGCATTTGCACGGCCATAAACGAGTTGAACAAATCCACCCCATGTTGGGTTGGCAGCACCAATGGTTTTAATTTCAATTTCATAGGTTGATGTAGTTGGGTTATCAGCACTTTTCGCGACACGAGTAACTGTCACGTTCCCATTGCCGGCATTGTTATAGACAGATACACCATTGTTACCTTTTTTGAAATTTACGTCTCCCTGCAACAATTTTCCATTAGTAATCATCATCGCCAGCATTGTTGTGTTTTCTAATGCGGAACCAAGATTATTTGTACTTGTTTGAAGCTGAGAAATTTCAGTATTTCTAAGTGTAGCTAGATCCTTTGATGTTTGGTCAGCTGTAGCTTTTGTTGTTTTTACTACAGAAGATAAACCACCAGGTACAGTTGCATCATATTGTTGAATTTGCTGAGCTATAACCCCTTTATTTACATCAGCCTTGATAAAAGTATCTTCAACAAATTGAGCATTTTGTTTAAGAGACGATCTAAATCCGCCCTTAAAATTTGGCGCTGAATTACCCCGGCTAATAAACATATTAGTTACAGTAAATGTTCCACCAGATGGAGCATTATCAAACCGTAAACCCAATGGAATAGCTTCAAAAGCAGAGGCTTTTAAATCAGATGGGAAAATACCAGTAAGTTCTATTTCACCACTTGCAGCTACAACAAACGAAGGCAACCCAACACTATAAGTTGCACCATGAAATTGAATACTACATGTAGCGCCAACTAATCCTGCAGTTGCTGTGTATTTGATTCTCGCAACTATTGGATCACCCTTATCAATTGGAATTTCCTTGTGTTTATATTGCAGTTCCCAAACAGCTACAGTTCGGTTTGTACCAGTAGAAATACTTAAATTTTTAGTATCATCACCAAGTAAAATCCAGTTCTCTTCTGAGTAACGTAAAGTATCAAGTTGTGCTTTAAAAACTTTGATTTCCTCAGCAAATACTTCTTTCGCATCAGATCTTGTAATTTTTTCTTGAAGAATTTGTGCGTGGTTTTCTAAAACCTTTTGTAAGTTTCCACTATTGTTTGCCAGACCAATCGGGATACCACTAACTACTTGGACTGCAAGCATGATTTGCTTAGCCCCATTTGGTCCAGTATCTGGTGTTGCATGCAATTCTATACCACGACCTGAACCAATCCCCTTCTGACCAACTAAAATGTATGCATCCCGACCCGTTATTTGATCAAGTGTGAATGGATTGGCACCTAATGAAATTAGTGCATTCTTAACTGGTGCTAGGTTTACCCCAATACTGTCGTAGTTTGTAACGATAACAAAGGTGTCATTTGGAATCGCAGCAATAGCGTTACTCATTGCCGTAGCATTTGCTACAGCTGCATAAGTATCATATCTAGTTGAAGAAGCAACAGAACCATCAGCTGCTAAAACATGTACTGAAAAACCACGAGCTGAAGCTACTGATTTGATTTCACCCTTTAAGTTTTTAATCCCTGTGAAAAAGCCATTCCAGCCACATGAATAAACACGGTAATTGAAAACTTGACCAAGGTCCTGATTTAATTGTTTATAACTTGATTCCAAGTTATTAATAGACTGTGTGGTGTTCTGTTGATTATCACTAATAGTTGAATTAATTTCCTGAAACTTACCATCTACAGCAGTTTTATTATTGTCTACAGTAGATTTTAAAGTCGCATAATTCTCTGCAAGTGAAGTAATCTTCTCACCGTTTTTTTGAACATCCGCTTTAGTACCCTCAATTGCAGAAGCATTAGCTTCAAGATCCTTAATTAGTTCACGAGGATTTTTTCTAAAACCAGTGGCTAACTCACCTTTTTCAAGTTGCACTTCTCTAATTAAAAAGTCAGGAGCAAAACCTACTTGCGAATATAAAATTAAGTTAATATGCTGTAAATTAATAATATTTGTATCAAAGGTATAAGTACATAATGTTTCTTTATCAGTCGAAATGTTATTCCATGTAGTACCAATTTGGTTGTTACTACCTGATGAATCTCGACGGTGTATAATTAATAAAATTTGAGTCTGTGCAGCTGTCAACGACATTGCTTTAAATGACAATGTGTACTTCTGATTCATCTCTAAACCATCTGCCAATGTCAGAGTTTCAATAAACCCTTTAAAGTATGTAGTTGTATCAGTAGATTTAAAGTGCCCCCAAGTAGCACCTTTTGAATCTTTATAAACTTCAAGTAGATTACCTGCCACAGCAGAATTTTGACGCCAATTTAAGGTGCCTAAAGGGCTTGAGAAATCACCATTTTTAATAATATTATCACCACCACTAGTTGAAATAGCGGCTTTGATGATTTTACTTTCCTCTGCAATCGCTTGATTAGTCTCAGTTTTTGTATAACGAGTACTATCAAGAGTTGCTGAACTGTTAGTCCATAGATCACCAAATTTTTGACGAAATTTAGCTTCAAGGGTTTCAGTTGCAGAAGTTATTGCTTGAGCAGTATCTGCTTTAGAAGAGTAATCCTTAATTAGAGTTGAAGTACTTACCTTATCATTTAACGCTTTATTATTACCCTCAAAAACTTCTACCCAATGCACTGTAGTAGTGGCATTAGCATTTGCTGACGAATTTGGAAAACAAGCAAAATTAACAACCGTTGAGTCTGTTCTAGCAATTGTAGTTAAGGTAAATTCGAAAATGTCTTTACTAGCTGAAAAAATAGGCGCATCTGCATTAAATACATTAGCTCCGCCAATATATATACGCAAATTGGCTGCATTGTTCCCTCCATTATCAAAGGTAACTTTTGCTCTGACGGTAACAGTAATACCAGGTGCATTTAAACTTTTTGCTAAGGGATATGATATTTGTACATAACCACCCGTTTTGCTTTTTTCGACATTCCCCCCGACCACAATGTTGTCAAAAGCCTTTCCACCGATACTTGTTTTCAAAGCTTCGGTTGTAGTTGATATTGCGCTATCAACATCAGATTTAGTCATCCGGTCTGAAATTTGTTTAGCCTGTGCTGCCAAACCATTTACAGGATCATTAATTGTTGATTCTAAGTTTTGAGTTTTTTTAGCTAAAGCAGTACTTTCAGTAACATACGTTTGTTTAAATTCATTTAAATTTGCTGATACTTTATCGAATGCTGCATTGAAGTCGTAAGGACTTGCAATCCAATTATCTGTAGTTATGAATTCCCCTTTAACCAATACGGCCCAGTAAACAGTACCTACAGAATTTTTGTCTGCTGTAGGTTTATTAATCATATAGAATTGAATTTCTCTACCTGTGCCTGCAGATCTTTTTGTAAAAGTAACTTTATTAATTACTTTACCTGCACCTGCAGGGCAAGCTTGAACCCACTGACTTCCGCCACCAGCATATACAGTTAAATTAGAGTTTGTATCACCAGCACCTCGTGTATGCTCAGCACACCAAAGAAGTGTGTATTTTGCTCCTACTTCCCAGTCTTCCCCCACTTTATAGCGTAGATGAGGATATGAAACTCCATTGTAAGTTCCTACTACATTAGAGTTGATTAACAAATTCGTGCCAGCTGGTGCAGACTTGTTAAGATTTGCTGATAAGGTATTTGATTGTTCAGTAACTGCTTTAATCTGTCCAGCTTGTTCAGTTACTTTTGAATTTGTTGTTTCAAGTGCTTCACTTGAGGCTTTTTTCCCTACTTCAGTGTTAGTCAAAGTTAGATCATTTCTAAGCTTAGAAATATCTATACTTTGAGAAGATAAAGTATCACCATTCTTCTTTACTTCAGCTTGAGTGACTTTAATTGCTTCCGCATTGGCATTTAAAGAGCTTTGAGTATCACGTGGGCTTGGGCTCCATGCGGTAGCCTTATTGCCTGCTTCGATCTGTAATTTTTGAATCGTTGGAATTCGACCAGAACCGTATGTTCCATAAAACTCAATTGTTGATTCGGTAGTACTTCCAGTGTGTACTTTAGGGGATACTGTAACTGCAAATCTTTGAAACTCATTTGCTTTTGTTACAGTAACTGAAGTTGTAAAGTAATGAGCAGATCCATTTGAAGAGTAAACTTGTACTGTTCCAGCAACGGGCACACTCACGTCAAAAGAAATAGTAACCGGCTTATCTAAATTTTCGTCATAAAAAGCTTTGAGCTCTTTACTTCGTTCATACATTAAGTATTCACGACTAGTTGATGCTGTTGAGCTTCTTGGCGCTTCTGAATTAGCTACCGCATTAACCCCACCAATTTTAATATTATCTACTGCAGCTGTGATATCAGTAGCCACACGTCCCATGGCGCTATCAAGATCACTCTTTGTAGCTGTTTTCAATAATGCTTGAGCGTTGCTCTGAATACCTGTTTCAGCATTCTGCATTCTTGATTCAAGCTTACTGGTCCGTTCTGCTTCAGCCTCAGTTCTATTAGTAGCAGTTTTGAATAAATCATTTGCGGTTGCTGTTGCATCATTTGCTGAAGCTAAAGAGTTGTTATCTTCAACGATAATGTAGTTAAGCTGACTTATACCTGGTTGAGCCGCATAGTTACCAATAAACATTGGGGCATAAAATTCAGCTTGTGCTGGGAAAGTACGCGGATTATCAATTGTTCCAAGTCCCGTAGCTGCACCTGTAGATTTTCCTTTCAGATAAAGTACAACTTCTTGCCATTCACCTAAATTTGGTTTAATTGCAGACAACAAGTAATTTGATGAGCCCATGTCTGCAGCAAGATTATTTGTAGTTGTTACATACTTAGTTTGATCTGCTGTTTTACATGCAACACCTAAATAAATACTTCCATTTTCACCAGCAACACGACGGAAACGTGCACGCACCCGATAAAGCGTATCTGGATTAATTTTTACTAATTCTTTCCAATGAACCCAAGCTTCATCATTGCCAGCATTATTACCAAGCTCAAGAATATAACCGCCAAATGCATCAGAATCTTGAAGTACTTTAGCTTCACCTGTAGCTCGCCAAGTTGACCAGTCATCAATTCCTTTTGCTGTTACTACTGCCCTCACACCAGTAGTCACTTGAGTTTGAGACTTGAGACTTAATAAATTTTGAGAAAGTGCTTCAGTTGCTTTTACCGCTGTTGTACCAGTTTGCTGCGCTTCGGCTGCATTATCGAAAGCTAGTTTAGCAATATCATCAGTAGTTTTAAGTGAAGAAGAAAGGCCAGATATTTTAGTGTTTGTATTACTTTCTAAGGTAGATATACTTTTTTGGACATCTACAATCTGACCTTGTACCTTCAAATTTTCTTTCGAGATACTTGTATCAAGTTCTGTAAATTTCGTCGTGGTAGACTGTTCAAATTCAGCTAGTGACTCAGTAACTTCTAGAATATTTGAATTCGACTGACGATCTGCTTCTTCCAGAGCTGCTTTTGTTTGGTCGATACGTAATGATAAGGCTTTATCCCCATCAGAAACTGACTGAGTAATTGTCGCTAAATCAGACGTTGTTTTAGTTTTATTTGAATTATAGTCAGTCTTTAGTTCTTCAAGTTTTTTTGCTTCTGAAACAAGTTTCTCATCAACAAGTTTTACAGATGATTCAACCTTTTCGATATATGAGGCATTACCAGTAATTTGATCACGCCATGCTTTAGGGATGGTGTCATTTAGTGCTGTAATGTCCCAGACCTCATAATCAGCAAGGATTACATCAACTGGGCTTGAAGTGCTTGGTAAAGGTGGATTAGTGCCAGCTAATACACGAAAATGCCCATGAATAGCTGCTGGTGCATCATAGCCACACTGAACAACAGAGTAATAAACCTCAAACTTGCCAGTACCTTCTTTATTTCCAAGTACTCGTAAATAACCACCTGTACCTGTAGCATTGCCAACTGGTAATAAATAAGTCCCTTTTGGCATTTTAATAATTTGTTTTATTAAAAAGGTTTTATTAGGCGCAGCTACAAGTGTAGGAACAGTTGGATACCAACCACCACCTAAAGATGATGTAGATCTTAAAAGCATCTCATGGGTACTATTTACGGGGTTATCCGTAGATTTGGCTTGTCGAGTTAGTGTTGAGCCTGCTGGTACCACATAGGCACTTAATCCCCCATTACCAGAAAGAAACGTCGGATCATCACGTAAAGGTTTACCAAGTGATTGCATCCGCGCTAACTCATTAGCACTTAATAAACTTGCATTTGTTGTGTCTAAACTGGCCTGTATTTGGTCAGTTTTTTCAGCCACAGATTTGGTAAGGTCAACTACAGTTCGTTCAACACTATTAATGGCAGCTTTGTTATCACCAATTTGAGATTGAGCAATACTAATTTGTTCAGTAATTGCTTTGTCTTGAGCTGCACGAGTTTTAGATTCTTCTGAAATTAAGGCATTTGATTTACCCAATTCGTTTTGCATTTCAGCAAACTTAAGCTCAAAACTTTGAGTTAAAGCCTCTTTATCATTTGCACGTGCTTCAGCTTCAGCTAGAAAACCAGAATCGACTTTCTTATCAAGCTCAACATACTGAGCTGCAAATTCATCTACTTTTTTAACTGCAGCTTCAGTTTTGCTAACTATTGGTTCAATTTTTTGATTAATGAGGGTATTAGTTTCTTCACCTAATGCTAATTTAGCATCATCAATCATTTGACCAGCTTTAACTAAGTTTTGATCAATATCTTGTTTTAAAGCGGCCTTTGTTTGATCAATAACAATAAGAGTGTCAGCTGCTTGCTTTTTACGGTCTAGAACTTCTTGGTCTGCAACTTTTTTCGCGTTTTCTGCGACCAAGCGAATTTCATCAGAATCACTTCTAACATCAGCAATAATAGAATCCGTTTCTCTCTTGATGAAACCAATTTTGTCATCGAGTTCTTTCTCAGCGCGGATTGCCCGTTGTTGAGCATCAGCTACCAACTCTTCATTTGCCAGAATTGATTGATCAATACGTTTATTGGCTTCATCCAAACGAATATTTGCATCATTTGCATGCTGTTCAACAATCAGTTTGGTATCGATAATTTCTTGATCAATATAAGCCCGAATTTCATCAACTTTATTTTGTGCAATCTGACCTACTTCTTTTACTTGGTCATGTATTTTTTGCACCTCTTCATCAATGTGATTAATACCTTCTTCAAGCAATTTATAGGCATCAGAATCTTTAATATTATCAATTAACTCTTCTACTTCTTTTATTTTTTCATCAATTTCTTGGCTTATCTGATCTTTGTTTTCATCAATTTTTTCGCCTTGTTCTTTTAAGTCTTCTTTTAAACTCTCTAACTTATTAAGAGCGTCTTTAAATGCACCCTCAATAGCTTTAGGGTCAATAGGCACACCTGCAACCGTAAGTGTTGTGCCAACAGCCATACTGCCTGCAACAGAACTATTTCCTGCAACTGAAGTATTACCTACTACAGTACTATTTCCCGTTAATGTGCTATTACCAGTTTGTTGTGTATTAGCTTGCACATTCATCAACGGCGTTTTAATAGATACAGTTGTGCCAGAATCTACTTTTAAATTTTCTTTAGAGATAAATTCAATATTGTCTTGTCGAATACGGCGCACACCTACAATTGCGCCGTCTCCGTGACTGACATAACTATGGATTACTGGACGTTCTTCATTGCCGTTTTCAAAGAAGACATAGACGTCTTCCCCATCCACAATTTGAATTTCTGTATCTAAATCACTATCACCGACTGGATAGGCAAAAGTTGCAGTAATGCCTTCACTCGCGCCATCAGTTAAACCATGAATGTGTACTTGTGCAGTACGACCTTTTGCGTTGTAACTTAAAATCTTTGCACGTTTATAACCATTCATATATTTGACCTACAAATTAGCAATCCAGAACTTTGATGAAGTCCCCATTGATCCCCCGATTGCGCCTGTATCTATATGATGTGCAGCTGTTAAAACGATATACTTCTTACTATCAATTTCGAATATATCGCCCGCATTCCAATTCAAATTTAGCGGCCTGATTATGGTTCCCCGCAAGATCAAAACTTTTTCTAAGTTTTTAACTTGTCGGGCATCTAAACCAGCTCTTTGCGTAACAGTGTGGCCTGGGGTTATTGAGTCATCACCAACAACCGTTGAACCGTTATTCTCCACGGTCACGAAAGATGATTTTTGCATCAGTTCCAAAGGTTTACTTGATATCCAAACGACACTGCTAGGATCTAGTTTTGTGATAGGTTCCTTTTTGAAGAAAGAATCAATTTTTTGAGCAGACACTTTATTATTTTGAAAGCAAATTACAGCTGCTTCTTGTTGCAGATAATGAGCCAAGCGCTGTGTAGGCATACTACCCTTTAAACAAACAAATTTAGGCAAAGGTAAATCACTGCCCAGACTGATCGTTGCACCACAAGCTCGAATTACTGAATTAAAAGAAGTTTCATTACTAATAATTGCTTGCTTTGAATATTCGATAAGTCTTTTACAACCAGCCAAAATACCAATACATGAGATGCCACCTACTCGCCGATCTTGTTTAATAGTCTGAGTTTTTAGAGGGGTAACTTTGATAAGTTCGAAAGGATGAGATATGTCATTTACAGTAAGTAGCTCCCCTTCTTTTAAAAGGGAGTCTAATTCAGTAGTAGATTGAACTGTGAACTCAATAGATGCGGGAATAGGTACGAGATCAGTTCTTAAAGTTGCACTAATCAGCTCAGACGCTGGAATAATTTTACCCGCAGATACAATGGTGATTTGCATTAACGGTTCCCCAAGTTAAAATTAAAACTCATTGGGGCCATACAAAACGCAAGTTTAGGCAAAGCGTCTTTCTTTTCATTATAGTTCTGTTGAGCTTCTGATACAGATAGCCCATAACTTTCGACTCCGAGCCCACGAGTAGCTTCAACCAATCTAGCTTGCAAAAGATCACAGTGAGCTTTTACTAAAGGTTGGATGATTACGTACTCATCACCGCTAAGTTCGATAGTTTCATTCAGTTCAATACTCGTGGTAGCTTTAGTTTGACAATCTAAAACAGCCCATCCGGCATAATATTTTGCCTCATCTAAAAATGCTTTCACGATATCATCAAGCAAAATTGAATAGCCCGATAATTGATATTCTTTATAGAGTTCTTCTGAAAGTTGCTGGATAGAACCAGCAACTACAGCATACCCTTCAGATTCAGGTAATAACTTCATAGCCATTACCCGAAAAGATTGCCTAATGTACGTGATGTCGCATTAATCGTTGAGTTGCGTACAGCTTGTTGAGCAGTATTGATTACCTGCTGAACGCGATTCACAAGTTCAGCTGTACCATCAATTTCTTTTTTACCCGGCTGAATACTGCCGTTGGTACCAATGTTTGCGAAGCTACCAAAGTAGTTATAGTCGATTGGGCAAGAAACTGTCATAACTTGAGATCGGCTATCTGAATCATACTCAGCTGACTCAAAGCGTATAGCACAGTTTTCAAGTGCATAAGAACGGGTAAAACTACCTAAACGGCCATCGTAATAATCACCATGGATGATTCCACCACTAGCTACGACATATTCAGCTAATAGTTGATCATGCCCTGCTTCAGTTACTAGGATTTGAAGGTTGCCTGTGTAATGGGTTTTCGGGGGACCAGCAACAATTCCAGTAAATCCACCCGCATATTGAACTTCTGCTGGATCTTCATTACTCACAATTGGCCGTGGGCAACTTTTAAATAAGAAGCGAAGGTCTTCCATGCCACGAGGAACAAACATCCCCTGACACGCTAATAATGGTGAACCAAGTTGCTGTAGAGCAATGTAATCTTGTTTAAGCTGATTTAGTAAAATCGGATTAGATTGTTGCATAATTTTGATGCTCAAAATGCAGATTTATGCAACAAGATTAAGGATGTTTTTGCTATTGGTTTTTAATCAGTTCCATTTTAGAAAACTGACTTTATATTAATAAAAAACCCGCAAAAGCGGGCTATATCACATCTGTTTATAGATAACATCTCGCCTATCTACATCAAGAACAAGAACTACGACTACATCATCCTTGACTTGATATAAAAGGCGGTATCCTGCTGATTTCAGTTTAATCTTATATAGATCAACTGATCCTCTCAGCTTATTCTTCGGTATCTTAGGGTTATCTAGGATTGCTTCCAGCTTACGAATAAACTGCTCAGCGATTTGTGGGTTAAGTTTGTCAAACTTTTTAAGAGCTGTTTTTGAGAACTCTAGCTCGTAACTCATTAATAGATACCTTCACAGTTTCGTCAGTATCAACTTGCTCGGCTAGTTTAATTAGTTCCTGATCTTCAATTAGATCCATCATGCGTTCATACATTGCTGCCGGAACACAGTAGAATTCTGGATTATTTCTATTCAGAATAGCTACTGCTTCGCCAAAAGCATTTTGTACAACTGCTGTAGGATTCTTTTTTAATTCAGAAACACTAGCCACAAATCGACTATGGATTATGTGGTTCATGACGTTTCTCATTTGATGTGTCCTACATCAATTTGTAGCCAATTGATTAGAACCGTCCTCAGAAAGTTAAGTTTGCTACAGGGTTAACTCAATATAAACAATTTGAAGATCTGTTTCAAGACCTGTTTAACAACCACTTAATAGGTCTTAATAAAAAAGCCACCCTAAAAGGTAGCTTTTTAAATCAGCTTTTTATCCAATATTTGGTGGTACTCGCAGAACCTGTACTGAAGGTACACCCCGATACACACCCATGAAGCATATCGTTGATGGCATTGGCTTAGATTGGGCTTCTCAGTTTGTTAAGTTAAAACAAATAGTTAATCAAGTTGTTATGATTTTCATAATAACTGATTTTCTTGTAATGTGCCTAAAATAGAAAGGATCTGATTCAGTACTGGGCAACTTTGTTCTAGCTGTATTTACTGCCGGTGCATAAGCTAAAGCTTTGGACATAATAATGACCCTATTCATTGAATAAAGCCATTATTTACAATGAGGAAAGCTTAGAAGTTAGTTAGTTCCAACTCCACAAGAAAAATATTTTAGTTTTCGATATCTTTATCATCACATTCAAGCCAAAAGACATCTTCAAACTTCTCGCATACACCAGCTTTTTTTAGTTCGGTGTAAATGAGTAAGGCACGATAAACACTGATGTGTTTTCCTGCTTCTGCATCTTTTATATACCTATTAAGCACATGATTATTTGATATAAATCCGCATTGTTTAGCTAATTGATAAACTGTCATACCAGCTTGCTCTCGCAAAGTTGCGACATTGTTTTTTTCAACCATCACGATATACCAAAAAATATTTAGTTCAGTGTATCACAAGAACAATTGCTATTAAATATAATTTTATTAATACTCGTAATTGCTATTATATTTAATAGTTGTTATATTTAACTCATCAGGACAGGATATGGTCTTGATAAAAAGAACCCCTTGTACCGATCAAAGTAAACAAGGGGTTATATCCAATCTCTAAGAGGAAATTAGACATGACTACTTTAACTCAAATCACCGTACCTTTCCACAATGCTGAGTTGTACTTGGTGGAACATGATGGTCAGCCATATACACCCATGAAGCCTATTGTTGAGGGTATGGGGTTAGCTTGGCAGTCTCAATTAGCAAAACTGAATGCCAATCCTCAACGATGGGGTATAACGAAAATCGTTATACCTACTCTTGGCGACTTACAGGAAATGGTTTGTCTACCACTAAGAAAACTTCTTGCTTGGCTCACCACCATCAGTCCTAACAAAGTAAAACCTGAACTTCGTGACACTGTCATCATGTACCAAAACGAATGTGATGATGTCTTATGGAATTACTGGACAAAAGGCCAAGTAATCAATCATAGAAAAGCTATCTCACCTGAACAACAGCATGCTTTACATGCAATCGTCGATCGTCGTGCAGGAAAAGATCGAAGTTTAAGAGCCTCTATGTGGATACGTCATAATCGCCACTTTGGAATTGCTAAATATAGCCAATTGCTTTCAATCCATTTTGATGATGCGAAGCAGTATCTTGAGACAATACCACTTCATGAGCTAGGCCCAACCGAAACAGATACACTTAAACGTTTAGAAAAATTTGTAGATAATCTCGCTGCACGGTATCCAGCATTAGAAAATCCGCTAGCTTATGAAATAGCACAGCATGTAGGTGAGAAGCTAAAGTATCAATCTCCCAAAGGTCCGAAAAACTTCTGGATTTCGATTCAGGAAAACGGCGCTCTTTCAGTACAGCAATATTCTCTACACCACACGCCCATTAATGTCGTGCAACTACGCGAAAAGTTTAATGGGCTATGGGAGTTTCTTCATAAGGATGAAGTACTTGAGCTTGGCAAAGTATTAAAACGCTTTCCTTTTGAACCTGTGAACTGAAAGGGCATATCATTAAATTAAGACGTTCCTACTGGAACTCCCCTTATATTAAAGCCAGCTATACAGCTGGCTTTCTTTTTAGAACTTATCCAATATTTGGTGGTACTCGCAGAACCTGTAATGAAGGTACACCCCGATCTAGCGCATCTTGGACACAACGATAATCAGGATTATTTGGTTCATAACCAAGTTCACCACGGATATTACCCTTATGTATTGTCATCGGTGCATCAAAACGCCCACGCATAAAACGACCAATAATAATTGTGTCAGTTAATGATTGATTGGTCTTTATTTCTGTTTTATCAGTTTTTTTCTGATATTGAATACCAGGCGCTTCACCTATGATTTGAGTTGTATTCATGAGTATTTCCTTAATTAAATGGATTATAGGTAAAGCCAAAAATGACCTTACCTATGAGTAATTAGTAAATACCTAAGCGTTTACCTTTTTTGAATGAACGTAAACGCTTGTTGATTGCATTTGCAGTAAAAGCATGAAGTCGAGCTTTTTTCATACCAGCTTTTTGTGCTGCAGTTAAACGGACCTTTTGACCAGGTAATCGTTTATTCACAACGGTTTTGACACCTTGACGAATAGCCAGCACACCACGGTAGTGAATTTTTCGCCCATTTACTTTCCGTTGGCTAAATGCTCCATTTCGAGCTTTAATTTTTTTAGCCATTGAATCGAAACCTTCTTCAGTTTCATCCGCTTCACCGAAAATAAACTCTCGAACGAGTTCTTCAAGTTCTGGGCCATCGTCTGGCATATTAGCAAGAACTGTATTGGCTGCTGCTTCTAACGCCACATCAGCAACTTCTGTATCATCACTAAAGATCTCTTCAATATCAGAAGCGTCAACGCCGAATGTTAGGAAAGCATCGGACAGAGATGCCATTAAAGCGCTTTCAAAGATGCCTTCTTCATCATCTGCACCATCTAATGCATCGACAATTAATGCGTCTAAATGATCAACGCCCAGTTCACCTTCTTCAAGCTTACCTTCACTGATTGTATCTACCGTATCGGATAGAATGTTCAGAGCAATTTGTCGTACTTGTTCAATCACAGATTGCTGTTCTCGATCAGTACTTGAAACCTTACTTACAACGGTAGAAATATTCTCCGCTGCTGAATCAAAAGCACGTAAAGTTAATGGTTTTTCAGTAGTGGGTCCAAATGGATTCATCTTGATAGATCCTTAATAAAATTATTTAACTAAAACGTCGTCATCAAAAATTGCGGCACGAGTTGTACCAACAACTCCATGGGCTAAATAGAGTCGTACACGCTCATATGGATAGTCTTTGTCAGGTATTAAACTGAACTCAAAAGGTTTACCCCCTAGGTCTTCAGCCGGTTGCAACCAACCGGTTGTTTCACTAGAAGCACCTTCTAAAAACTCTTGGATGTCATCACCAGCTTTTTTGATATAGTCCGGTGTAGCTTGGAACATATAAGTCCGCAGGATCTCGATACATTTATTCGTAACCCGAGCCGAAATCTCCGCGGCGGGAACTAAACGCAAAGCACTATTTTTGCTTTGGTATTGCGTAAGCACATCACTTAATACAAATAATGTAGTTTCAAACTTAACTGGGCGAACTACATTTACTTTAGCCTTAGCCAACATTTCTTGAGTCTGTTCATCTTCAAGATCAGTATTCGGCATCTGGCTTAAGTTTTTTGCTGTAAAGGGATAATCTTTCCAAGCTACTGCATTTTTTAACGGCGCAAAGCCTTGTTTATTTAACTTTGCATTACGTAATAATTTATCGCCGATGTAATGGCCCAAATAATAAGCTGGTACCTTTCGACCTCTTAGCGTGACAGCATCAGATGGGCGGCAAAGGTTCGGGCTCCAAATGAATTGAACAAACTGAGATTGAGCATCTACGCTTGTCGCAAATTGAGCTGCTTGCTCAGCTGTAAAAGTTGGGTTGATTTCAGCATCCAAAGGAATACGTAATTTTGTAGCTGCACGTTGAGCCGCAACATAAATTGGTAAATCATGAGGATTTGGTAAAGTCAGATATGCTGGTGTGCTTAATTGGCTTGTCAGAATTTTATATAGTTCATCTGGTTTAAATGACGGTAACGATTCGTCTTCCAATGCCAACGTTTTTGATGCACGACCTAAGCTATTTGATTCGTTATAAGCATTAGATTTGAGAATTGCTTGTAACGCATCAATACCTAACGATAAATCAAATCGCTCGAAATATTCTTTCGCATCAGCTACAGCGACAATAGAAGCAGAATTTTCAATGTCTCCATCTACTAATCCCTGAACAGTAACAATTTGATCACCTGTTACCGCATCACGTATTTCCAAACGCATAGAAATATCTGCAGGACCGCGTGGGCTAGTTACTTTCGCAAAAAAGGCCACATTGATTTCTGTATTTGCAAGATAACTGTGAGTATCAAATTCCAGTTTTAGTGATGGGCTGGCCCCTGCAACAAGGGATAGCTCACCTGTACTTGATAGAGCAAGTATATTCATTACATTACACGCCCAAGGCTATTTGTTTTAAGTATTTTGAGCCGTTGGCATTTTTGATTTTCTGGCTAGTTCCAATGTAAAAAAAACCACTCGAAAGTGGTTTTTCATTTCCTAAATTTTATAATCCGCTAGCAGGTTCTGTAGGCTCTTCTGCCTCAGTAGGTACAATTTGAAGTACATTACCTTTCAAGCCATTAATTTGATCTAGGTTATCTAGCAATTGTTTATGAGCTTCGTCACCGATCAAAGTGAATGTGACCTTTTGACCAGCTTGTACCAAAACTTGTGTAAATGGTTCGGTAATGTCACTTAAACCGTTATTTTGAAGTGTAATACTTCGTTCAGTAGGATGATCACCTACAGCATCCATAATTGGGTTCGTGCCATCAATAATGAAAATAGTCATCTTGTTACTCAACAGTTAGATTCTTACCAAGCCCCTTCAACTGACGTAAGTTTTCCAGTACTTGATGTTTAAATGTTTGGTTATGACACGTAATACTTGCTGTTTTACCTGCCTCAATAGCAACACGTGATAACGGTTCTAAAACTGTTGAAAATCCGTTATTAGTAATTTTAATAACTAGCGGATCCACGCTACTCCCACCTGATACTGTTAACAAATCCGTAATGGGAGTATTAACTTTAGAAGTATCAGTTTCTTTAAGGACATGATCCGATTCATTCCCCACATCATCACCAGACTTACCACCATTAGAATCTAGATCATTTGAAGGTTTGACAGAATCATTCGATGTTTCAGTTGGATTTCCATTTTCTTGAGTATTGGACTCTTCATTATCTGAATCGCCATTTTTCAAATCAGTAGGTTTATTACCTTCATCTTGAGATGCGCCGTCTTCAGGACCTTGGCTATTTAACAAATCACCTTGGTCTGAAGCTTTTTCATCACCAGCTTGGGTATTCTGTGTTTCTGTAGTTTTATTGGTTTTATTACGTGTGTTTTTTGGTTTAGTAGTCGCTTGTTCGTCAGTTGAAGCTAAAGTTTCGTCAGTGTTTTGTGTTGCTGCAGCCATGAGATTTTCCTTTCAATAAATAGGGTAAAAAGGCGCATCTAAATGCGCCCTTATCTGTTTTACTTACGAATTTTTGAGGGATGGCATATTGATACAGTGGATGACATAGCTTTGATCAGCATAACGTTCTAACGGGTTCATTTCGGCTGCTTGAGCACCGATTAAAGTAAGTACTGATTCACGCGCATCTGGTCGAGTTTCAATAACTGAAAGAGGCGTTTGAATAAAACCAACGAACGGCGCACGAATTGGCTCATTACCACGACCAACTAAAAGCATATCAAACGCTGTATCTGCTTCAGCTACAAGCTCTTGTGCTGACGGTGCGTGGTAAACGTTAGTACCATCTGCAAGAGTACCAATACGGACAATTTGACCGTAACCAGCAGTGTATCCGGTTTTAACTGGCATCTTGTCGCTTGACAGTTGATTAAAGAATACTGACCCAGTATCGCCAACATATAAGTCAAATGCTACGGTAGAGCCACCAGTACGTTGGTTAATATCCAATTTGGCCGCTGCAATAAATTTATTTACTTCCGCAAACAAGTCACCTGAAGTATTAAATGCAGCTGCTAATTTTCCAGTCACACCACGAGAAGCATCAAAAGTAACTTCACGAGCGGAGTATTCAGCTAAATCTTTTGCTTCACCTAATAAACGTACAGTTTGTTCTAAGAAGATTTTACCTTGCACAATTGCTAAAGCCTGACCCAGAAAACCAAGCTTAAGTTCGTTAGTTAGCTGAGATTGTAATAGTGTTGAAGCTGTTACCCGTGCCATGATAGGTGACGCAATCAATGTTTCATATTCAGGTTCGAAATCAACACCTACTGGGGTTAATAGATAGTTATCATTACCATCACGCGCATCAAAATCCGCCACAAGATGAACTTCAATTTTCGCACCAGCTGGTAATGCTTCATTTAATGTCACGCTAATTTTGCTAGCTGAAATATCAATTTCGCTACCAACAACACGATATTCAACGCCGTTTACTACTACGTCTTTCTCAGCAATAGCAGAAATCTTGCCTGAAAATTTTGATTTACTGCGATTTCGAGTATGCGCAACTTCTTTACCATTGATCTTGATAGATACATTACCCGCAATAAATGGCAATAAACTCGCTTTGGCGTCAGGTGTTTTAGCCTTGAAGTCTTCATAACCAGTTCGTGCAGTCACAGTATAAGTTGTACCTGCGCCACCATTAGACAATGCAAAACGGAATCGTCCTTCAACATAAGGCTTAGAAGCATTTGCACCATCTAAGTATTCTGATTTCTTCATTGCACCAAAATCACGGTTGGTGATAAAGCGAATAGATACAATCGGTACTTCATTTGAGCCATTTGAGTTGGGAATCATAGCAACGATAGGTGTTGCATAAGCGATAACGTTGGCGATAGTAGCAACTGTAATTGCTGGAACGATGCTTACAGATTCATGATGCTGGTGATTTACATCATCAAAACCAGATTCATTAATACTATCGTAATAGCTAAGGGTTTCGGCAGGCAAAGCAGCTGCTTGTTTCGCACCACTTAAACCAGCAGTTAATGCAGCTGCAATGATTGAAGGATGCGGTAATTCACCGCCATGACGTGATTGATATTGTGATACCCCAAACATCACAGCTTTATCAACTTCTGGCGCATATTCGATGCCAATTGAATCAAAAATTGCTTTTAATACTTCTGGATACTCTTCTGCCGCTGTTTGAGCACTGTCAAACCCATTTTCAAGCTCTTCAGGACTTTTGAAATAGTAATTTCGGCACTGAACAGTAGCTAGTTGTTGAGCATCATACTTTTTACGAATTTCTTCTGTTAACACAGTCATTTTAAACCAGCCTTTGGCTTTCTATGTAAGATGCAGAAAGTCTGACATGACGTATTTTTACTAAAGCTGGTCGGTTCCAAACATAAAGAAGTCCCCAGAATTGAGGACAAAGAAAATGTAGCTAAAGGACCATCTCAGCCCTTTATTTATATAGCTATCCGCTTACACCACTTGAAACATAAATCTCCACATTATCACCTGCTTTCACTTTATAACGGAGCTTATCCCAGCAATGCTGTCTAAACGGTTCAGTATCAGGCGCAGCAGCTGTTAATGTAAGAATAGACACCCAGTGAGAATCGTTTTGCGGATCTGCATATGGAATATTGCTTCCGAAAAACTCTACTTCTGCCCCGTTCCCGATTACCTGGTAATTGAATATTGCAGAAGTACATTGTTCAGCTATTTCAATGTCGCCTGTCTTTTTACCTTTTTCATTGAAAATTAAATAGCTCATTTAGTTTCTCCATCACCTATAGGTGAAATAAACAAATCATCTCTACGGTTTAAAACATACTTACTGCCAAAATCTGCCATGAGGCTAAAACCAGTAATATTTACAATCTCAAACCACAACATTAGATTTTCATAAATCATTAAACCTAAAAGATCACCTTCTTTAAGAATCAAGTCAGGGATGTTGATTATCCTTTCCAAAACATCATCTAATTCTTCATTGAATGGCTCTACTTGAGCGGTTAGCACCAAGTCAGATGGGTTATTCATTGAGAAGTTCTTTTGAATATAACCACCATTAAATTTATCGAAATGAACATAAGCAGCGCCCTTATATTCATACTTGTAGTTGGGTTCGTCTTGAATCGATAAAGTGTTCGCTTCAAAAGAAAGAGGATCTAAAGGTTTTGAATCTTCAGCCGGATTATTGAAAATGACTTCTTTTCGCCAAATTTGCGCGGGAATACTTGCTAGAGCATTCATCACAACACGTCTAGCTGCTAAACGGCGTCCATTTGCAACTTGATTTACTGATCTATTTAGCATTTCGACTTAAACCCTTCATAAAGACATTTAACATGTCATTGTCGATTGCGCCTGATTTATGTAAGGCTTGAATTCTTTCAATTTGACTCGCTCTAACAGTTTCCACTTCAAAACGTTTGAGGGTTTTTAATTCGCGTTCTAAGAGCTTTTTGGCAACTTTATCAGCTCTACGCATCATTTCTTTTTCTGCTTTTTGGATATTGGCTTTGATCGGCTTAACAGAACCATTCATCAAATCCTTTACTTGCTCGTTTATTGAATTCTGTATTTGCTTATCTGTTTGCTTATACCGTGCACCTACTTGTTTCTTACGGTCTTTCTCTACTTCCTTTTTAAGGTAGGCAATCCCGGATGGTGAACTAATCCACTTAACAACGCGCAATACATGTTTACAAGCCACACCGGATAAATGCGGGTTACGTATTTTCGGAAAGCCGCCCTCATCACGTCCTAAATTATAGCCGCCAATAGTTGCCATATAGCGGTACCAGAACGTATGACGTTCGCAATCACACTGAAATTTGATTTTGCCTTTAGCCAAGCGGTTTTTGACGGTGTTTAATGCCTGTTTATCGATATCAAAAACAACAGATTTAAAGTTAGAAAACTCAATCTCAACGTGATGATTTAAAACTTTACTATTTGGTCCGGCATTAGTAAGCAAGTGAACTAAACCAGCTTTTCTGCTTACTGGAACCGCCAAATAGATTTGCTCATTTGCCCGGTCAATATCGTCTTGTCGGCTTAAATTAATGATGTTTTGAGGGGTAATACCCTTACTATACTGATCTTTTAATAGTTGAATGTTTTCCTGAAATGCCAAGATATCATCACGGGTAATACGCCGTGGTACTTCTCCATTTCGCTGACCTAATGTTGTAAAAAGTACCCTTTCGACATCATATTTTTCCCCTTGGGCAATATCTTGTGGTCGCAAGAACATAGGTTTAGGGATCTTTCGTCCCCAATCATCATATTCAATTTCTTTTTCTGCAAATGCCCGCTGTTCTCTATCTGCACGCTGGCGGCTCTGTTGATCTCTACGAACTCCACCATTTTGCAAAGACTGGTTTAATTGCAGCTGGGCACGGCGTAAATCATCTGGCTTGAATGCTGACATATTAATTATCCTGCAAGTATTCTTTTTGAAGTCTTAAAAGATCAACAAGCCTTGGAAATGCTACCTTTTGTAGAGGTAACTTTTCCCAAACGCCATTCGCTTCACAAGCCACAAGTACTGCGTCAATATGATTTCTTGAACCATATAATTTCAAACTCAACAATGATGGATCTAGCGATTCATCCTCTTTAATCTCCCATACAATTAAATTCTGAATATTATTTTGTTGAAGATTCCGGTGAATTAAGTCTCTAATAGCATTTCGATAATCATTTCTCATACTGTTTCACCTATTTAAGCTTTAACAGTACTTACACGAGCAAAACCACCAATACCTGCTTTACCAGTATTACCATTACTTTCGGTTGCAAGACCAGGTTCACCAACAATGAGTGTCATATATTGAATTTTTTCACTGATATTAGAATATCTACAAACCAATAATCCGCCACTAGCACCGCCACCACCTAAACCCCAACCAAGATCACCGACTCCATTTGCGCCATCTCCACCTGCACCCCAATTACCCTCAGGACTTACTGAAGAACCGCCTACATGATTAGTTTGATTTGCAGCTATACCTGCATTACCAAGTTTTCTAGAAATCTCAGTTAAGTTTGAATTTATAGTGATTGCCGTAGGTAACCCACCAGCACCATTTGAAAAATAACTACCGTTAGACCATTGCCCACTAGTACCACCTTTACCACCCCCCACTAATGCTAAATCAAGTTCATTTAAACGTAAGCGAGTATCACCACCATCTGTACCATGGGCCATTCTTCCAGCTTCCCAAATACTGCCACCGCCGCCGCCACCAGCACCTACTAAAATGAATTCTTTTTGCTCTTTTGGTTGGATTGGAATGATATACACACCAGGTACTGTGTAATCGCCATTACCATCATTAAGTGTTTCTGCAGCAACTTGAATTACAGACCAACTTACAATTCCAGAATACCCAATTCGGTTTTGCCCAGAACGATTCCAAACTTCATAATCAAATGACTTTTCAGAACGCGTTATTGTCCACGCTTCATGCGTGCTTTCAGGTGTTAAATGGATAGCATATTTTGAGTCACGTAAGTCAGTTACCTTTCCACCCAAATCAATAGTAGCTTTAGACCCAATGTTTACCCCTGCTCCCAATAATTTCGGATATTGAGAATCTAAATATTTTTTTAAATCCGTTAGCTGCTGACCTAAATTTTGGGATGAAGTATCTAATCCATTAATTTGGCGCTGTAAATCATCATCTTTTTCTTTTACGTCTTTTCTAAAAGCATATTGTGAATGTGGATCATTATGATTTAAGTGTTCTTTGATTATTTTCTGTATTAACGCCCCGTATTGCGGGTGTGGATCCTCATCTGCACTATGCTGGTTCATCAACATCACTGCAATTGGAGTATTTGGATCAATTTTTATAGTTACATTTTTTAAATTAACGTCAGTTAAAACAAATCCAAAAGTAACGATAGCAACCACGTTTGCATGCAGTGACATGATTGATTGAACTTCTGTAGTTGACGCTACTGCAAGTAAAGTGCCGTCTGATAGGTAAATACCCATCTCAAACACTTCCATTGTTAAAGTGGGCTCAATACTCATTACAAAACGCAAAGTACCCGTTTCTGTATCTACACCACCACCGTTAAGAGAAAATCTAGCTAATTCATTTTTAAGAGAAGTTAGGTTTTTCGCTTCCACTGATGCATCAAATTTGCCGGTACCAACAGCAAGATGGGTAAGCTCCCCCCCAAAGCTAGCAACATCGCTCACTTTATTTAATGCATTCCGACCTGCGTCAGTTAAAAAGAAGTTAATAGCCATAACCACCCACCCATATGATTTATTGATCTATGGTAGTTATGAAGAATAGGTATTTAAGTGGGCAGTTCCATATAACTAATCATTTTCTTTTTCAGCTGCTTCTCTTAAAGCACTGAATCTTGATTTACGTTCAGCTTGTTCACGGCCTTCCGGTGTATCGTCAGTGACATTTACAGTTTCGTAAGCTTCAGTGTAGTGAACGTTTTCTAAGAATAAGAAAGCAAAAGCATCACCAATATCCGGTGATTTAATTCCCATACGTTTCATTTCGTCTTTGCTCAAGATTTTATAACGAGCAAAGTCATCGAACCGGTATGGAACGTGGATTAGTTGGTCTTTAATTTTAACATTGTGTTTCTTCGTTTTTATTTTAAAACGTCCATTTGCGATTGCTCGAGCTAAGCCCACATAAGCTAATGAACGTTTATTCGTAAACTCTTTTCTATTGTCATTACTAAAACATTGTGAGCCCCAATAAACAGGAACGTAGAAAATACCTTGCTTTTTAAGATACTGGCCTAAACCTTTACCTGCCCCGTTGTCATCTACAACCAAGTTAGCATTTGGGTACTGTAAAAGTAGCTCATTAATCTTTGCAAATAGTTCTAAGATATCATCTCTGTTTTTGCATAATGGAATATCTACAACTTCTACACGGCGTGCACGCTCCCCCCATTGCGATTCGCCCCAAACTTTAGATACAACAATTACTGAATCGTCACGACCAACACCACCACCAACGTCAACCGTAATGACATAACCGAATTGATGGTCATCAAAAATACTCGCGCCAACATACATTTCTTCTGTTTGACGTTTGGTAATTAAGAACTCATCCGATAAGTCTGGGAATTCACCTAGAACACGGATCTTGTACTGAGCGTCTTCACGGCTTCCATACTTTTGCCGTTGTTCTTCTAAAGATTGCTTACTAACTAATGGTGACTCTTCCCCGTTAAATGTGAGAGCAATCCAAACACCACCAGCTCGATGACTTAACTTGTGATGAGTCTCATAGAACATACCCGCATTACGGGTAGGTTGCGACGTCATTACGGCACGGTTGTCTTCGTGAGTTAATGCACCAAACGCTACATCCAGTACAGCATCATCTACACCGCTGGCCTCATCGACCCAGACCATGTAGTTATCGCCGTGGTTACCAGCCAAGTTTGTAGGTTGATGTTTTGGTGCTGTCTTAGCAAAGACATACCATTTTTCTTTGTAGCCTTTAATGTAAACGAGTTCAGACTGGTACCCGACATAATCAGCAAGCCAAGCCAAAGGCCCTTGCTTCAATCGTGCTAGATTGATACTGATTTCTTTCCAGACTTGTTTCTTTAACTGCCCGATCTGGGGGGCAGTAAACATCATGATTGATTCATCAAAAAACAAGAGATGCCATAAGGCAACAATACCGGCACTGGCCGTTTTACCAGTGTTATGTAGTACTAAGTCATCTTCACCTAAGAAAAATGGATCTGGATCGAGTACAAAACCGTAATATTTACCTTCACCCAGCTCGGCAACGGATGTGATTTTTAAAGGCTCATGATCCCCATCAACAAGCCTATATGATGCAAACTGTTCTCTATTTTTTGGCTTTAGGTTCATGTATTGAGAAACAAGTAATTCAATCTTGTCGCCCTTTGACCAGCCGTTACCATCGTATAAAGAGATTAAGCAAAGGATATGCGATTTATTGAATGTATGAGCTTTGCCATTCTCATATTCAAACCGGTACATATCCTGATAACCAGTTACTGTTTTAATTACATCTAGTTCAGTCTTACCATCTGCAGCAAGGATCTTGTGATTTAGGTTAATGCGCTCAACTGGGATAAATTCCCCATTGGCTAATTTGATTAAAGTCCCTTTTCCAAAACAACCGTGACCTGAAGCTACGGATGTACGACTACCATCAAATGCAATAGATTCAAATAGTAATTCTTGTTGCCATGTGGGTTCGACACCTAATGCTTCTACGGCGAAAGCATAGATGTCGTATCGATAACGCTCACAAAGTTCCCACCATTCGGGAATTTCTTTTAATGGTGCCAAAGCCATACCGTAAAAACACCATTAATTAAAAGATTGAAAAAGGAAGCATTGTTGGATCTACTGCATCTTCTTCAAACTGATTCCCTTCAGTAATTGAAAAGCCTTTTGCAATTTTTGTACTAGCCCAAACAGCTAACAGGATTGCAATGTGGCCGTTGTTTAAGCTGCTGCTATCAAATTCCTGCTGAAGGCCGTTTTTATCGACTTTACGGATTTCAAGTACGTTCTTAGGGTTGTACTGGTTTAACTTCGGCTCAATTTCAATTAATTTTGCTCTGTAACGAGCTTGATAAATTGAAATCACTTCCTCTAAGTGGTCTTTAGCATTGAAACTTAATTGCCAATTCTGTACTTGGTCCGGTGAGTCAGTTACTACAACCGTTTGATCTCTTAAATCACTTGGTACAGGTAAATTTGAATAAACGGCTGTTTTTTGAATAACAAGCTCACCAGTATCCGCAAATGCGGCTCCAATGAGACGAATCGGTTGATCAGAAAACCCAGCAACACGACTGTCAATACGAATAATTCCAGACATTACTTGTATCCTTAGCGCCGTTTGCGTTCTAACTTGGTTTGGCATTCAATGCAGAATTTCACGCCACCTAAAGAACGGCGGCGCTCTGGTATTTCTTCACCACATTCAACACATTCTTTTTCAGATTCGCCGTCAAAACGGCATCGATTTGCAATTTCTTGCTGCAATAAATAATCAGCACTTTCTTGTGCCTTATCGATTAAGTCAGTCATCTATACGCTCAACTGTAATTTCACCTGTTTCTCTGTCACCCTTCAAACGTTGATGGTCGAGTGGCGTGTACTGATCAGCTTGCACTACAACTTTGTCGTTGATTGCGGGCTGTTCCGTTGCTGAGCCGTCAGGTTCATACCCATTACCCGTGTTTTGATCGAAAGGACCACCGAAACCGATAACGTTAGGTGTGTAACCCACAAGCTGAATATCTACAGTTGAGATAGAAAGATTGATTGCTTCGCTTGGGACTGGTGATGGAAAAAGTTCATTTTCAAATACAGTGAATGTTGAATTAACAACATGATCATTCCATTGCTGAAATGGCACATTAAAACGGCGGTTATCACTGCTAGACATGTACGCGCAAAATTGCCCAATGACTGAACGCAGATCGTTAGGATTGGTGGCAAAAAATGCGATTTGAGCTCTTACAGTTGTTGGTACTAGACGAACTTTTACCCGCTTCTCATCAATGACCGTTTCAATAAAATCAGGCACTGGTAATAATTGATTTACATCAGGGGGTTGGTCAGTTAACGCTGTTGCAGTAAGCATTACAGGTAAAAGCACTTTGGATTCTTCCTCATGCTTCTGGCTTTTTCTATATTCAGAAAGCATTGCTTCTGAATCGTCCATCATCCGTGACGGACATGCTTTTATAGCGTTACCAATGGCTCTCAACTTCCAGTCTGCCGTTAATTGTGTCTCAGGCATATACCAAGCACGAAAATTGACAAGCTGCTTATACCAAGCGTTTTGGATGCATTTAAGCGAATCGTTGGGGTAATTCATTTTTACCCCCATACACTAAAGATACTGCCAAAAGACTTTTTCGGCTTTTTAGGTTTCTCTTTTACGTTTGGATTGTCCAAACTTTTAATGATTTGTTCAGCTTGTTGTTGTACTGAATCAAAACTCTTCACAGGATTTACCATACCCGTATAGAGTTCTTTTTTGCGTTCTTCTCTAAGTTGTTGCAGGCGTTTCTGTTTATCAAATTTTTCTGATAATTCACCCACTAATCCTTGAGCATTTCCTAACTCGGTTAATAGATGCAGCTGACTATTGATATTGTCGTATGTCTGTAAAATTTGATCTTCAAGTAATTGGGCAATAATAATTTCGGGCTGTGATAACTGTGAAATATCTGTTGCGCTATCAAAGCAAGAAACAACACCTTCTGGCTCTTCAGGAACAAATAATCCATCAAATAACTGACCATCCCCTACATTACTTGCATAATTTGGTTGTGCAACGAAATCAAAACCAAAAAAACCCGTTGGAATTAAACGGCCACCGACATTCTTGTAATTGACTGATGTGCTAAAACCACCCGCTTGGGCTTTATAATCTTGTAATGCGATCTCACCAGGCTCGTTATCATAAAACTCTTCTCGGTGTTCAACTGTTCCATCCTTTGAAGCACGTAATTCAATTGTTTTAAACGCCCGTGAAAGATATACAACTTTACCTTTAATGATCACCGTTTCAGGCGGCACCATACCATAGCGCTGTCGAATTTGATGACCGTAAAAACCTTGTAATGAATTAGTAGCAACCATTTCTTGTACATGGTCACTGTTGATCAAGTTGACCATTGCATCTACATCGACATTACTTCGATCAACACCGGTAAATTTACGGCATCGGTCATGTAAGTTGTAAGATAGAACTTTTGTCTTTCTATTTTTGCTAGCCATAAAAAAGCCCCAATGCTGTGATTGAGGCTATTGTTTCAGTTGTTCTATAGTTGAAATTTAATCAGTTCCAAATCAAATCTTTTGATCAAACTCAATTAATTCCAATAGCTTGTCATGCTGTTTATCTTCAATGGTTGCATCAAAGATGTACCCACTTTTAAGAGAAATAAAAACATCATAAAAGCGCTCATGGATCATGCCTCCTCGATGTTCACTTTCGGAGACTTGCAAACAATCCATTTGAGATAAGTCAATTAATTGAGAACAAGCACGTTTTCTACAAAAGATTTTTAATCGCATACTTCACCCAATTACTTAACAAGAGTGCCTTCAACACCACGAGCACGGCGCTCAGCTGTACGTTTATTAAATTCTTCTAGCGCACTTTCCATATAAATAATGGCTTGTTTGTTGAACTCACTCGGAAATTTTTCATCCAAGGTTTTAGTACGGTGAATAAGTACTTTTAACAATGCTTCACTAGTAACCCCATTCACCCCATGTTCTGGAATTGGGCCATCTTGAAAATGAATACTGATTTCAAAATCTTTTGCATTTTGGTTTTCAGGATTTGCTGAAATCTTATAGTAATGGCCCTGAGCATATTCCGTAATGCCTTCAACCACTTCCCCTTTAATAACTTTATCAATTTCTTGTGGTTCTAATTCATGGCTAGCATATCCTAAGAAATGATCAATTAATAAGTTTTCTCCCTGACCATTGATAGGTTCTGCGATTCCTACTAAAACATTGTCTTGAGCTTGTTGCATATAAAAAAGTCCTGAACTAATGAACAGGACTATGAAATCATTTTGTATTTGAGCGCTAACTCAACAGTTCCAATTGAATTAAAGGAAGTTATAGACTGCATAAGGCTTAGCTGTTATTGCCGCTGCAAAGCTTGTGGTGCCTAAATCTCTATAAAATGCCATTGAGTGAACTTTAACGACAATATTGGCTGGTACTAAACGGCGTAATATCGGTGACAGCTCTACCACTTCATTTGCATCAACAGTTTTATCTAAAACAATTCTAATCCGACTTGTTAAGAAGTAATTTGGCTTTTCAAAATCAGACAAATAGGCTGGATATTCTTTTAGCTTTTCCAAGCTATGCCATAGCCGGATAATCTGAAAATGATCTTTCCCCCACAACATTCGTAAAACAAACTCTAAAAACGCTAATCCTCTTTTATTACCCATGCTGCTCCAATTGGCATAGATAATTCGCATTAACGTGTCAGAGGTGTTATTTCGGCGTAATACAACAAGTCCGTTTTGTTTAGAGAACCGTTCTACAACTGTTTTACTACCGATATGAGGACAACCGTAATCCAATAAATCTTGTATGGACTGTTCAAAGTTTTGTGCAAATACTTGTTTAAATGCTTTAGCAAGTGCGGTTTGCAAGCCCGTACTCACATATTGTTCATCGATAGGCCGAGTAAAGCTTATAGGGTCCATGTAGCCCCCGAAATATCAGCGGTGCGTTCCAACTCAACAGTAATGCTGTCTTTTGTCACATACACCCACTCATTAGGCTTATTCAACTCATTTGAAAGCATAATGGTAAAGTCACTCATCCGGTCTTGGAAAGCCACAATATTGTCATTAATCAGCTTCCCCATTTCTTGCGTATTAAAGCCATTAACCAGCCAACGACTTGAGCTCAATGATTCACGCCCGTAACGTTCTACAAGTAATTCTTTGATCTGTGTCTTAACCATATCTGTGTTATGTACAGAAGCCAAAGAGCCTTTAATTTTTACTTCAATTGGCTTTTCTACAACTTCATGTACATTCACTTTACCTTCATACAAGTTATCGCAATAACCAATATACCGACAGATATCTTGTTCTAACGTTGCTTGTTCAGCTGGGTTCTTGGCAACCACCACAAGATTTAAATGATTTATGTCGCGGTATGTAATGGCAAAGTGTTGCTCTTGCAACGTTTCATTCCAGACAGAAATAAACTGTGCCCGTTTCATAAATTTTTTACGGACTGCATAGTCAAAGTTGCCGAGAAATACCGCATCTTCATCGTAAAGTGATGGATAGCTTGATAATAAACGTAATTCTGATACAGCTAACGGATCTACGCCCTCTCTAATCAGTCCACCAGCTTTAAAACGCACTGATACCCGCTGTTCATCATTAGTAAGTACATCAAGTAAGGCCGCATCTTTTAAACGATTAACATCAACTTCCCCGTATGTCTCAAGAATTCCAATTATTACTGTTTCATTGGCTTGCAGAGTACGACCAGCTCTCTCAGAATCGCCAAACTCAATAAACAATCTTCTTAGATTATCTGTAGTAACAGTTACAGCATATTCACCTGGTTCAACATTCATCCAGCGCGGCTTAATTACATAGTTATTATTGCCCTGCTTAACCGAAATATTTGCAAGTGAAAGGTCCTCTAAAAGGTCTATTCGATATTTATGGAACCCTTCAGTAACTGGTACAACATATTTAATTTCACGGTATTCACTTTGTTCTGCTATTACTTCCGCCGTCTCACCAGCTTTAACAGTAATTGATTGAAGCAACCGCCATACTCTACCGCCGCTATGGTCCTCAATCATTCGCCCTTGACTTAAGCTCACAGCATTTGTTGACCGGTTGATAATTTCTATTAAGTGCTGACACGGTGTACCTATAGGCAAAATGCCTTTATTTGTAGCATCCGCAATAATTGAGCGGTCACGTGTTTTGGTAAATGGTTCAATTGAAGCAATATCGATTTCTGGACCAAATGCAGTCAAAAAACTAGCCATAGAACGCAGCTGGTGAACGACAAGTGGATCTTGAGCTTTATAGCGTTCCTGAATCTCATAATCATCTATCGCTGCTTGGAGCTGGGCTTCAAAATCAGCTTGCGTTAATGTCATATGTCTCACCTGTTACTGATTTACCCAATCGGTCTGCTACTTGGTTAAGATCTATATTCACATTCATGATGCTTAAATGAATATGAACCGTCTCAAATCCTTCGGTTTGTGAATACAGGGCTAATTGGTCAGAGTTAAGCTCAGATAATATTGGTAGATCCTTTTTCATCTTAATAAGAAAACTATCTGCCACCCTCGAGTCTAAAGGTGCCATTAGCAAATCATAAAGAGGTGCACCAAAGTCAGAACCATACTTCCCATTAACCGGATGATTAAGCCAGTACTCAACCATGTCTAAAATTGTTTTAGATGTGATCATTAGGAAGTTGCTCTATTACTGAAAATCATCAAAAGCTTTACTAGTATTGCAGTGCCAATCTGATAAGTTGAAAAAATGGTGAAATAGATTATGAATATCCATAATGAAACGCTTAATGCATCAAAATATGAAGCAACGTTATAGATTCGCCAATCAACAAGAATAATAGTGATCAATACACATGCCATACTTATGAAATACATATATCTGATTTCTTTAAATAAGAGGCTTATAGGTACATGACGGAATTGTTTAATATACGCAGCTTTATTCTTGCTATTCCATCCTGTAACAACGGAAAGATAAGCTAAAAATGCAAGAATTAAGACAATATCAATACCGATTTGAATTTGCATAAAAAACACCCTTAATAAGAACTGTATTAAGGGTATTGCTTTTGTATATATGTAAGCGTGAATGGTTCCATATTTGAAAATAAGAAATGCATGGATTATTATATATACAAAGCCCGCTCCACTTTTGACACGAGAACGTATAGGGTCATAAGTGTAGGTTAGAAGATGTCGCAACCCATCTCTAACTACCGGGCTTTTTTTAATGCACTTCAAAAGCTGTAAGCAGCCATGCATTACTACCTTCTCGCTTAATCAATGACGCTTCATGCGAATTAAATACAATATTTATTCTTGTAGATAAACCACGTTCTGTACGCCGTTGTGTACTACCTTGAGCGATTGTTTGCACAATAGTATCCACAAGCATATGCACAACTTCATCATATGTCATGCCATCACTTTCCATACGGCGCTTGATAATATGCTTAATACCCTGTTTATCACTGCCATACTCAAAATCCACCCAGCCTAAATCATTACGATACATAGCTCTATGCACTGTGGTTTTTTCCATAATGGCTTTGTTCATTGCAGCTTTACCACGTGTGATATTTGCTGTAACTGATTTGATTGGACTCGCACTATCAAATTCAGGCTTTCCCAGTTCGGATTGACCAGCCTCCGAACTTATACCAAGTTGTTGCTTAGCATGTTCAATTTGTTCTTTCAGCTGGTCACGGTGAGCTATTTGCTTAGCTAAATCCTCATCAAGCTTTTGCTCTTGTTCTTCGACTTCTTTCATTTTCTGATCTACAGAAGTACGGCGCGGCGGTAAGCTAACTTTTTCACGCTTATTTTGTTCTTGGATTTTAGATTGTGCTTCACGGATAAGTTTAGCAACACAACTTACGGCGTTTTCAAATGTTGGCTTATAGTCATCACTAAAATCGCCAGATAGAACAATTACTTTATCATTCAGTTCGGCCTTCACTACATCCGCTAATGCACGAATATAAAGTGTAAGCGTAGCGCCACCTGAAAAGAAAAATGCAACTGGTAAAACGCTAACACCAGCAACGCGCTTAATTTTGCGAAATTCTGGTGTAACAATCGTTTGGCCTGTTGCTTTTTCTAAAGCCGATTGGATCTTTTTAATGTATGGAGTAGTAGCTGTTATAGCTGCAAGATTAAGACTGCCCATGAAAAATAACCTCATATTAATGAGGTTATCTTGTAAGTAAATTTTTTCTAGAAATTACATAAGTTCCATTAAATTTCATTTTGTTTATAAATAAAAACCTGCATTTGCAGGCTTTTATTTTAAATTAATTAGAAGTTAATTTATTTCGGACGTTCGTTAAACTATGTTGAAACATTTGTAAACCTAATTCAGTAGAAATTTTGACAGGTTCACCATGGTGATATGTTTCAGTGTTAGCGTGATATGTGTTGCCATTTCCAACAAGATGATTTGTTTCAGCAATCTCTGTTTGCAACATTTGTATTTGATTATTAAGAGTTGTAGACATGATAGGCGCTTCCAAATTATGAACTTCTTCTCGTTTAATACTGCAATATTTTACTTCCCCTGCAGTATATTGATCGTATTTAATAGCTTCTAGGACAACAGCTATCGCATTAGGACAATCATGAATAATATGCTGAGTATGAAAACTCCCCGATCCAATTACAGTAGGAACATTAGTAATGTTTTCTATTGTAAACTCAGTGTCATTTACCATTTTAGAAAATTTAAGGCAAGAACCACTTAAATAGATTAGTGCAATAAAATCACTATTTGTTTTTTCAAGTATAGATCTCGGAAGCTCAAATTGTGTTTTATTTTGTAAGATAAAATCAATAAGGGCCTCGCTAAAATCTCTCATACAAAATAAACATCCAGCCATACCAAATACAATATCGCCCAAACGTTTCACTTTCCTAAAAGGAATATTTAGAGTAACTTCTGTACGATTTACTGTAAAGGCTATGTCGGAAGCCATGAAATGAGTATCATAAGCTGTTGTTGTCATTAACATAATCCTTAAAACGCGCGCGAATTATGCATTTATGAATAATATTTTTCAAGAACTATATGATCAATTACATTGGAAATATCAATAAAATTAAGAATTTTATATTTGTAAGTAAACTTAAAAAGCCAGCTAATAGCTGGCTTTTTATTAGGGGAGTCCTATTTAGACATCTTTATATTTTGATAAGCCCTTATCGATTCACAGGTTCGAAAGGAAAGCGTTTTAAAACCTTCCCAAGTTCAAGCACCTCATCTTTATGAAGAAAATCCCACAATTGATTAAAGCGTTCACGCAATTGCACAACATTAACTGGTGTGTGGTGTAGTGAATATTGCTGTACAGAAACTGCTCCGCTTTCTTGAATCGATATCCAAAAGTTTTTAGGTCCTTTTGGAGATTGATACTTTAGCTCCTCACCTAATTGCTGTGCAATGTCATAAGCAAGAGGGTTTTCTAATGCTGGATAACGAGCAGCGAGATTATCTACAAACTTTTCTAAACGTTTAAGTGTATCTGTTTCAGCTGGAACTAGCTCTTGTAACGGCAAGAGCTCAAGATACTGCTTCGCCTCATCAAAATGGATTGAAAGCAATTGGCTATATTTAGCAATTCCAAAGTGGCGATTATGACGAATCCACATTGAAGCTCTTAAGCTTCGATCCCTCCCTGCACGGCGATCAACTATCTCGTGCAGTGCATTTTGTTGTTCTGGAGAAATGGTTAAGCGTTGGTTTATTGCTTGCCCTTTAGTCCAGTATTCCCACAGCACATCGTCGCACTCTTGCTGGTACATGATCACAGTATCTCGAATTTCGGGATTAACCTTGTTTGGACTTATAGTCATTAACCATCCAAAAAGCTTACGAACAGGTAAACAAACCATATTGTACTGTTTACCATCTTTTCCAGTTGTCACTATTTCAGTGATAACTGAACTAAATCTTTGTTTTAACTTTTCATATTGTGATTGCCATGTGAGGCCCATTCCTTCAACAATTGGGCGCATGGCAGTAAATGGCTGATTGTTGAATTCAATAATTACTAAATCAGCACTATGAAAAGGTACATTAATTTGTGTTAAAGTACGCATGTTGTTGCTCCTATGCAATGACAGGCCTCGTTTTCTTTCCACGGACTGCGAGGCTTTTTTGTGGTTAAAAATTTACATATTGTTCTTCTGTTAGATTACTTAATAAATTAAAAAAAGTAGGTCGAGTTTCCTTAGTTAATTTCTGTCTAGGAAATTCACTTAATATTTTGACTGCTTCCACAGGATCTAACTGTGAAGTAAATGGAACTGATAATTGAATAAATGATGTTTTATCTGTTTCCAAAGCTGTATCCAGCACATCTTTTACTTCATTGTAGCGCGGCTTCCTTTGCGCGGTTAGGAAAAGTCCATCAAAAATAATATAAATCTCGTTTAATCCTGGTAATTGGACTTTCGCAATTGCTCCCATGAGGGGCAAATTAGTTTCAGGCCCGTCATCTCTACTAAACCCATCAGTAGGTGTACGATAAGTCGCAAATAAGATTACTTCTTGACAATTAGGTAGCTTCAAATAGTCGAGCAAATTAAGACAATTTCTCGTGGTATTACTTTCGTGATATCTGTGAGCAATTATTAAATCTTCATTATTGTAGAGCGAGGCAAGATAATTCGCATAGGGTAAATATCTTTGGCAAGATTTGGTTATGTAATCTGATCTAGAGGAGAAAAGATTTGAGTTATGTACTTTATCTTTTAGAAAGTCATCAATTTTTCGTGTTAAAGATATGGGAATTGTAACGTTAATCTTTTCAGTCTTTTCCGCATAGATTGATGTATCAATTGTTATGACATGAAAAAAAACATCTTTATCACGTTTTTTAAATGTTACTGAATTAATTTCAGTCGGCTCAGGAATATCAAGACCTTGGTCACTTAGAAAATCAAAATACTCAAGCGTCTTCTCATATACCTTCCTAATCACCTCGTCATAACTGGAACCAGTAGCATTAATATTCGGTTTATCAAAAAGTGCAGCCTCATAAATATCTTTTTTAAAGAAAGACTTAGATTCTGTAATCTTTACAGCAACTGTATAGTTTTTCACCAAGAACTCCTTTTGAATGATATTTCAGATTTTTAGACACCTTTTTTAATAATAGTTCTAAAAAAAATATTGTCAACAAATTTAAAATCAAATAGTTATTAATAAAAATTCAACTTATTGAAATTATTAATTTTAAATTTATAACCCCAAGATTCCAAAATTAAAGATTTATAGAGTTACAACTCTATACTGTGATTTTATTTGCTTCACTTACGTTAAGTTAAGTTAAGTTAAGTTAAGTTAAGTTAAGTTAAGTTAAGTTAAGTTAAGAATAGATCAAGTTATATGAAAAAAAATGCCGTGATAACTATCACGGCGGTTTTTCTTGATCATATTGGAAAAATCACAAACCCTTACATGGATTATTTAGAGGTGTCACAGTAGCAACACTACTTGCACTTCCACCCAATTGTTTATACTTGGCAAAGCTTTGATTTAGAGTTTTTTGCCCATACTCGATCCGTTGAGCAGCTGCATAACGCCTATCTAAACGAGTGACACCGCTAAAACTTTGTAACCTATCTTCTTCTTTTAAAACGTCTTGTGCAACTTTAATACTATTTCTTGCACTAACAACATTAGAGGATTCTATAAATAGCTTATAATTATTAGTACTTTTGCATAGATTAATTTTTTGTCTATTTTCCCGCTTCTTAGCATCAATTAAACGGGCTTGTTCCTCCCTCTCCGCATCGGCTCGATCTCTTGCTTGTTTTGCTAAACGGATTTCTTCTTCCCATTCCTCTTTTTCCCGTTCTTTAGCATTCTTTTTATTAATTGCTTCAATATATTCAGCCTCTCTTAACTCACTAACTTTATTTAAGTACTTGTCATAAGCCATCATAAATTTTTCACCACAACTATTGGCAATAAAACGATGGCGCATTTGAAAAGTTTTTACTAGATTGTTTTTGCTATTTTCATCTAATTCAGGATTATTGATTCTAGCAATGTCAACTAAATCATAATAAATGTCCACATTTACATCTGAAGAACTATATATTCCTTGCTTATATATCAAATTATTAAAAATTGAATCTGAATAGGCATCAGGATTTGGCGTTCCCTGTAAGGCTGCAATTTTATATTGTGTATCTAATATTACATTGCCAGTTGTCCTTTTATAGAACTTACAACTTTGCTTAGAATCTAAACCATATTTTTCTCGTAAAAGAACATAAAGTTCGTCCATGCCACCATAAGACACTTCAGGGTTTGTACTTAATAAATCACAACTAAAAATACAAAGTTCACTAACTACCTTTGTCGAATTAATATTTTCACTGTTGGTAGCAATTATTTGTTTATTCAGAATATCATTAACACTTGTAGCAGCTTGAACATAACTTGAAAAAGCTGCCGTAACTAAGAAAGATAATTTTAATAATTTTAAAGTCATATATATCCCAAAACTAAACGTCTAATTTCCCCATTCCAATGCCGCCAGTTAGAGCATGAGCAAGGAAACGATCACTAACATTCTGCCCGATGTTACCATTATTCTGATTTACAACAACAACTTCCTGTGGGTTAGGAGTATTTAAAGGTTGCTTAAACGGCGTGACATTAGTTAATAATCTATTTTGATTATTTAATGAAGGTTTTGCTTTTGTAGTAGCTTGGGGAACGATAGCTTTTTGGGTGCTTAAAACACTAGCAACTTTAGCTCTTGTATTTTCCACAATATGACTTGATTTCAAATCTGATACAGCTGGGGTATTTTCTTTAGGTAGATTAGTTTTCTGTTCCTGAACGGTTTTATCAATGTTAGCTCTGTATTTATATTCCTTTTCTAAATGCGGTCTATAATCAAATGACTGCCCATTGCGAAGCTTTGTTTGCCCATACGCCCATCTTACATATTTTGTGCCGAGAACTCGGGCAATATCTTCTTTTGATGCATTTGGGTTATTCTGCATATAAGCTTTAACCGAAGCATATTCAGGATTCGTTTCGATTTCATGCTTCATAAATGCACCTTGTGCATCTAAAGCTGCTTGGCTCCGTACCATATTACCGTTTGCATCAAGTAATCCCCTTTCCTTCATATATGCCGTAAGCCGGTCTTTACGGGCTCCTTGCCAAGAGATCATACCCATATTCGTACCACCAGCTTTATCCTGGTGTTTACCAAACAGATATTTATCTTGGTAGTCATTTTCCCTACCAACAGAAGCAGTTAAACCAGCAGCCCAATTATCATTAAAACCAGCTCTCTTCATTGCATTGTAAACTGCAAGTTGCTTTTCCTTAGTTTTTTCACCAATTGGAGAAACAGTTGAACCATAAGCAGGTACATTTTTATTTGCACCAAAACCCGGCTTATAAACTCCTTGCCCAATGCCCCATGTTGGAACACCATCATGAAATGGATTAAATCGGTTAAATTTATCTTTAATGAAATCTAAGGTATCACCAGCAGTATCTTTAACTCCGTCTACAACTTTTGAAGCAGTGTTTTTTGCCTGATCAAAAGCATTAGAAGCATAACTTACAAATCCTTTCCAAGCAGTATTAATAATACCTGGTACATCTGCAGCTATTAATGAATCTGTCCACTCTTTAAAATACGGCGCAACTGCGGTACCAAGTTTATTACCTATCCATGAACCAGCCATACCACCAATCAAAGTACCAGCTGGGCCTAATATTGATCCTACCGTGCCACCAATAACGCCCCCAGCAAGACTACCTACAGTACCGCCCTTTTCTTGTGTGCTTTGTTCATTCCAATCTAATAATGATGCACCAGCAGCCAATGCACCTATTACGGGTAGACCACGGCCAAACTTAAGAAATTTACCTAAGCCCTTTCCTAATTTCCCTACACCTTTCTTTCCTTTGCCTAGAGCACCACCTAGAAGCCCACCACCAGCAGATAACACGGAAGTAAGCAATTTCCCTAGAGAACCTAACAAACCACCCTTAGACGCCAAATTATCGGCAATACGCTGCAATAACTTTATTTGTTTGCGGTTATGGTTCTCTTGTTCACGAGGTAATGGCTCATTTCTCTTTTTACTACGCATCAATCCAGTTAATGGCCGCAAAGCTAATCCTGCTGCACGGCGTACAGGTGAAAGTAAATGACCAACTTCATTGATTGCGTCAACTGTAGGATCTACACCTTGTGTTGAGTTCGGCATTACTCCTTTAATCGCCGTAGATATCGTTTGGGCAACTTTACGAATTGATGATTGGTTTTGGGGTTCATTAGGGTTTGATACAAAACGGCCTTTTTCGTCACGCTCTGGTACACTAGGATTTACAATTTTTGATAAGTCATCATGACTATTAATTTCTATAGCGGGCTTTCGCCCATTAGATTTGTTGATTTGTTTTTTATCTACTGTTTTAAGGTCATTAATTGATTGGTCCAAAACATCAGCAAAGTCTTTGACCAGCTTGTCTGCTACAACAAAAGATTGAGTGATTGGATTAGCTTTGTCTTTTAATAAATCTTCAAAATCTAAAGCTTGTCTATTATTGACAGCATTAAGCATCTTTTGAAATTCAGTCAGTTTAGGCTGAGGCTGTGCAAATTGTGCTTTTTGCTCTTCAAAGCTTTGAGTAAGGATACCAATGATCTTTTCAATGTTTGAATCAATCGTACTAACTTTTTTTTCAACTCGTTTCATTCCAATGATAAAGCCGAGCTCGTCATAGGATAAAACTGTATCATTGTGATTTGAATTTGCCATAACAAAAATGCCCCATACTGATATAGAGCATTTTTGCAACTTACTAACTATGAATTTATGATGAGTTCCTAGACTTAAAAGTTAACTTTAAAAGTGTTACTTACAGGGCTATCAGTAATAATTTCTACTACATAACCTAATTTTGAGAAATGAATTTTTGCCTCTTCTAAATACTCTAAACTCACGGCACTTTTGTCAAAACTCCAACTGGAAAACCGTTTTCCAAAACACGAGTCAGCTTTAATTGCATTACTGAGAATATTAATAATATCAAGAACGGTTGGATTGCTTTGCTCCGCAATTTTTGCAGCTTCAGCAGCGGTAATACTAGATGACATAGTGAACATTCTCCTAAATTGTTAGTGTTCTCTACATTATAGTAAGCACGTGATAATAACCTCAAAAAAAACCTTTAAAATTACAAACTATTCATTACTACTATCTTCAGGCTCCACTTCACCAGCTTCAATTAACGCTAACTTACGCATAAACGCCTCTTCTTTTTTCTTTTTCATATTAGCTTTTGCAATTGCCATTCTTTCTTCAGCACCTGAAATAACTGAACTACGCCGTGCTTGAACTTCCGATTGGTCTTTAAGATCATCTACATCTAAGCCCCAGAACATTGCCTCAGTTCGAGCAATGTTAGAAATGCTGATACTTTGTTTAACGTTCAAATCAACCACTTGACTAATCAAGCCCATTTTAAACTTAACCAGCGCTAATTCATCTTCAGTAGGATTATTCAGATTAAGGACTTCATCTCTAATATGAATAACACTATCGATAGTATCTGTAATTAACTCACCCAGCTTATGAGCTCGTATACGGTTATTTTTGACAACAAGAGCTGACTTTAGATAGTTCTCGTTGACTGTAGAACGCCCGCCGTTGTTATTACCATTATTTTTAGAGTTTTGACTATTAAATTCAGCAATATTTGACGTTTTTTTGACGGAATTTTGACTATCACTTTTTTCTGATTTATCAGTATTTTGTGTATCTTCTTGACCATTATTTTTTTTGGTCAATTTTTTAATCTCTTTATTGAGCTCTTGGGCTGTCTTTTTGACTAAAGATTTAGCTTTCTTTTTCCATTTCTCAGCAAGTGCTTTACGGCGTACAACGGATGGCGAAGGCATCTCACAACCGAGTTCTTCGCCAACCTGATCAACTAAAGCTTGCCATGTAATCTTAGGTGAAGATTCATAGACTTCTTTTAGCCGGTTCCAAATTTCTTCCGAGTATTCAATCTTGCGAGCCATTAAAGTCTATCCCTTATTCAGCAAATAGACCTATTTGTTTCACTTCATCTAAAGCTTGCTGCTGTAAAGAAGCCTTGCTAAAACGTTTTTTATTTTGGATAAGATCAATTAAAGCTTTTTGCTGTAAATCATTCTCTTCGCGTTGGAAAACATCATCGATAGCCATTTCTAAGTTACGGATTTGTTTCGCACGATTTTGTTCACACTCACGCACTATACGCATAAGGGTGTGAAGTTCTGGTAAAACCTTTTCTTGAATAGACTGATCTTGCGATAAACAAGCTTGAATAAGGCCCTTTGAGGCTTCTAGTAACTCAACCGTTAAGGCTTTAGGGAAAGAAGTAATATGCTGTGCCGCTGCCATACTCAATTGAAATGCCATGGCTTGAGTATATTCACTCATCATTTCACCAAGACTGTTAAACAGAATACCAGCTACAGAAGCTGTTTTATCTAGTTCCGGTTCAATCGTAAAACCAAGAATCCAGTCAGCTGAAACACCATATTTTTGACATAGCAAAGAAAGTAATTCTGCATCTGGCATTAACTTACCGTTTTCGATTTCACTCATACGATTTTTATGCGGTGTACCGAATATTTCTAATGCTACGTCTTCTTGACGTAATTGAGCCATGTCACGCGCCATTGCAAGTTTTCTTCCGATAAGTACTCGACGTTGCAAATCGCTCTTTTTCGCCATTTAAATGCTTCTCCCAGCTAACCAATCAAAATCTACAGTTTTTGACAACCAATCAGTTTCATCAGTAAAAACGCACGAAAGCCAGACACAACCTTCTTCACATGGTTCTGCCAGCTTAATTTGTTCACTTATGAAAATATTGTCGTCTTTGAATAACAAGCCATCACCCTTGACACTATCAATAAGTAATTTTGGATAGTTATCAATATCAAAGCGTGGATAAGTCTTTGCACTGTAAGAACGAGTTTTAAGTGGTGGCTGAACAATTAATCGTATTTCACAAAGTTGATCGATAGCTTTTAACTTAAGTGCTCTAAACATAGGTCCATATTGCTTTTGAACCTTGTCTTTATATTTTTTAGCACCTACTGAAAGACTATTTCTTTGCTTTCCATTCTGATCAATTGTAGCCCGCCAAATCTCGTTAGCGCTTAATCCATAAGGCAATTTGATTGTGATGTATTGCTTACCAGAAATGATAACACCGCCTGTGCTTCCCCTATATATAGTATTTTCACCGTTTTCACCCTCATATTCTTTTTCTACATGGCAAGGGAAAAACACATGTTTAGAAGGGCTAGACTTTTGCTTTTTAGTTTTTTCATTGCCTAATGAAACACTGAAATCCTTAAAGAGTTCCTGTCTTTTATTATTGGAGAAAAACTCACTCCACTGACGGCGGTTACTTTTTTTAATCATAACGACCTCAAATCAAGCAAGTAAGATTTACATAGACTTGAAACTCTTCTTGCATGACAAAATCCTTAAAAACACTTAGTTCCAGAATTATTGACCGTTTGATTTATTTAAAAGGACCCTAGTTCCAATCATTATTTTTGACGAGATAAAAAAAGTCCGCACCTTGGGGAAAGTACGGACTATAAAACTTAAATTAACGTAAACCGATAAACAGTTCACATAATTTAATATATAAATCGTTTTTTATCAATATATATATTTATTAAGCTTGATGCCTAATCATCTTTTCAACGATTTTGCAGGCTTCATGAAAATCAATATCGTTACTAATCCAGAATCTATGAGTTTTATCACCCAGTATAAAACTCTGGGTGAAATACTCTGACTTTTTCTCAGGATCTATATCAGCTGCTTTAAATGAATAAACATCCTTCTCAACCACTTGTCCATTAAGATCACCACCAATACATATTTTCATTACAAGTCCAATTCAAGATACGACTCTATCCTACACCTCAATTGCTATTTATATTTTAATTTTATTTTCATCGGGTGTCTCATTATGAATTTTTAGACCATCAGCAAGTGTTTGCACAACTTCGGGGATATCAAATAAATCTACATAAGGTACAAAAAATGAATCTTTTGCTCTATTTAAAAAACCAGGTGCTTGTCTATCTTTAAAAGTACTAGCATTACAAAATAGTTCAAAAAAGAATCCTTCGTAAATCATGCATAAAACAAACCCTTTACCTTGAATTCTATTATATGGATTTATGATAATTCGCTTTAGGCTTTCTGGAGGGAATCCTCCGGATTCATCTTTTAACAACCTAACTCTAACACTGAAGGCTTTTGGGTTTAAGTTTGCTTCATCTTTGAAAACTTGTTTTAAATGATTACTAATACCTTCATTGATTACAACATTGGAATAAGCTGAGTGAGTTGAATAACCCGCTCTCCAATAGATTGAGAAGAAATAGAGAATAACTCTATAGGTATTTACTTTACTAAAATAAATTCCGTGTGGACCTTCATTTGTTAAAATGCCTTTTTGTTCTCTTCTTAAAACATGATAAGAGTAGTCTTCATATTTTTGATTAAATAATCTTTCACAATCCTTACATAGCAATTTTGAATCCCATGTATCTGTACTTTTCTTTATTTGATTTTTTCCAATTGAGATATTGATTGCATACCCATTTTCTACTTCTCTTAAAATCTTACTAAAAACAACTTTACCTATTACATGAGAGCGTTGTAACTCTTTTTCTTCTCCGCAAAGTTTACATATTTCTAAAGTCATTTAATTCACTCTAATAATAAAGCCCATCAATTGATGAGCTTAACTTGTTATTTAATTTAAAACTATAACTTACATACTATCGTTGAGTATGCCAGATTCTTTCACCAGTAGTTTCAGATTGACCAAAACCACATAATAAACATGCAACATCGTACCCGTGTACACATGACTTATTAATAGGTTTTACATCTGAAGATGGACAACCAAAATAACCACCTTTATCGAGTCTTCCAATTAGAAAATCATTGTCTTCATCGACCCTATCAATCTGGCCTTCACCAAAAATATGAGTTCCATCAGTTTCCATTCGATTACATGATTTGAAATCTACATAGACTCTATCACCAATTTTGTATTTCATTGGCAGAACTCCACTTTCATTCCGTCAAACTCTTGCTCAATTACAGACATTCCACGTGTAATAGCGGCTTGAGAAGGTAATTTCTTAAAGTCAATTTCATTAACCGCATGACAGCTTTTACACATAAACTTGTTTTTCTTTTCAAGCTTTGACTGAATTACCCTTACCTCAGCTAACATTCTGTTATTACGATCTGTAACTTGGTTAAGTTGTCTTAGGTATTTAGCTATCCAAAGAACAGGGTTTAATTTTGTTTTGCAATCAATGCAAAGTACTTCGCTCTCTTCTTCCGAAATTTGAATATGTTTATGATCACATTCAATTAATTCACGTTTTCGAGTGAACTTAATAACTTTCTGCTCTTCGTCAATTTGTATTAACTGCTTTTCTTGGAAACGGTTCATGCCGCAGCTCCCTTTTCATGACTAGAGCGTTTTTGATATTTGCCCTTTGATAAATTTGGACGATAGATACTGTCATAACATCCCTTACAAGCTGAATCTGGACGATGTACAACTGATCCATCTTTACGCTTTGCTTTAACCATGAACCAAAACTCAGAATCAACGGGCCAATATTCTTGACAATGTTTACACAGCTTCTCTTTCCCTAGTTCTGTGAAGATATATCTAGGTTTTGCAGATTGCGCTTGAAGTTCTTTAGGAGCAAAAGTCTCTGGACTTTTGGAAGTACTTTTCTCCATAGAGTTGCTTTGCAACATCGCAAAAATACTTCGCTGTTGACGCTGGCGTTGTCTTAGTCTTTTCATCATGCTGCATCCCCAAAACTAAGAGATTTACCATTTCCTATAATTTGATCAGCAATCCAAAGCTGGCGTAATTTTACCTCAGCTACTCCACTGTTTACCCATTCAGCAACACTCAAGAATTCCTTATACGCAGATACACTTTTAAATTTTGAGGAAGTACTTATCTCTACCTCTATCAAATCAATCCCAAAACCATCAGGTATATTTTTGTTTTGATCTAATGCCATTAAGATCTCTGCATTTAATCCTTTCCATCCTTTTCTACGTAAACCACCACCTATATCTACATAACAGTCTGCTTTTCCTTCTGAAAACTCAAAATAATTCATTTTCGGTGCGGTAAATGGCTGATTTATTATTAGTTGCCCTTCATATTGATCGGTTCTATCGGACATTGTGATAGTGAGTTCAACATTCCATTTCTCACACTCTTCTACATGTTCAAGAACTTGAACAATTGCTAAATCTTGGTAACCGTAAGCTGCAATACTGAAGTGATATGGTATTGTTAAGCGATTAGGGAAACGCTCAAGCAATGCTGCCTCTTCAACTTTCTTTGCTTCGATATAGTCCCGTACATCTTTAGAAACGAACCGCATGCTGAACTCATATTCTTGAGCAGCTTCTCTACGCAATTCTGCCTGTCTCTGATTAGCTTGAACTTGCGCTGGTGTTAACTTGTTTGGATTGTATTTTTTTGAGCGTTTTTTGCTGGTTGCTTTAGATTTCATTTGCACACTCCCCCTTTAGCTCTTAACTTTTCAGCTACTAAACGATCAGCAACACGCTTGACTCGATTCCAAACAAAGTTGTGATCAATTTCAGAACGGCCTTGATAAATACGTTCAAGTTGAAATGCCGTAACGGAATAATCCACTTCTAAGGCCAGTAAATCCCAATCTTCATTAAAAGCTGTAGCGTAGGGGGTCAATTGGTTTTTCTGTGCCCAAATACGCAATTGGCGAGCATCTGGACCACGCTTTACAACTGGTTTTGGCTTAGATTTGATTAAACCAGTGGAAAGCGCCCATTCAACACAAGTTTCGCAACGACAACATAAACGCTTGTACATAGGGCCGGTGCCGTGAGGCATATTGAGATCACGCCCTAAAGACTCAACCTGTCGGATTTTATTACCAGGATGTTTCAGCCATTTCTTAACTGCTTTTTCTAATGCTTTTCGCTCATCAGATTTAGCTGCTACGTTTGAGTAAGCAACTAATGCGTATTCAGATTTTTTCATATCAATAAATGCGTTCACTGTGCTTTACCTCCACCTATACGAGCATCATCCCAATCACATTCCACAATATCTAAGCCATCATGTTGAAATCTTGACCATAGACGGCCCCCAAGATCTTCGCGGACCTCAGAAAGACTTAGGTTTGAAATCACAACTGTTGGCTTCAACTCGTCATAACGAGTGAGTAGAACCTTATGAACACTTTCAAGAAGTTGAGGACGTTTTTCAGCACGGTCATGTAAACCGTATTCATCAATAATTAATAAATCTTTTTTTACATAGCGTTTTAGCGCTTCATCTTCACTATCACCACTACGGCGATAGGCACCCGCGATATCTTCAGCTAGATCTGCAGACGTAATGTAAATAGCTTCCCAGTTCTTAATGATGATATTTTTCAGAATTGATGAACCTAGATGTGTTTTACCCGTACCAGTACGGCCGACAAGAAGTAAATTTCGAAAAACACCTGAATTGAAATCCATAGTGAACTTTTCACAAGTTTTACGAGCTTTGTCTTGTCCTTTGTGAGTTACTGCATAGTTGCTAAAGCCGCTATTTACATGTCTTTTAGGGATACCAGCTCGAGCCATTTTCAAATTTAAAATACGATTGTTCTTATCGCTTTCATATTTTTCATTTGACTGCTTCATGATTTTTTCAACACAAGACTGACAAACGATTCGACCATGTACATTGATCATTTGTTCTTTGTGGATCTTACAGATCTGGTTTGTATGGGAAATTTTATATTCCAATTTTTGAGGCACTGCGTTCATATCAATTCACCCTTCACAGCTGTGTGAGCAACCGGTTCATATTTCTTTGGCGCGCCCCATTGATCATTTACATTGCGTGGTAACGATTGATGGTTTGACTGTTGACCGGTAGTCATTTCGGGTTTTTCGTTTAGGTACCAAGATGCTTTGAAGGCACCCCAAGGATTTTGTCTTTTCAAACAATATTCGACGGCTTGCTGCAGTGTGATTCCTGCTTTTTGGGCTTCATTCAAAAGTGCTTCAAAAGCGTTTTCGGTGTTTTGAGCTTTCTTGGCTTTACGAACTTGTAAGAACTCAGCAGCGTCTTTCTCAGGTACACCATTTTTTTTCAAAGCACTCTTGAAACTAAATTTTGTTTGAGTCGATGAATCAACTTCGCCAACGGCGGAGTTGTTATTACCTTCTGGATTCTGATTAAAGGTTTCAGGATTCAGTGAATCAGGATTCAGATTAAAGGATTCAGGATTCAGGGCGTTTTGGTCTGAGATAGAAACAGTTTTAGAACCGTTATCTAACTGTTCTTGTTTGTTCCCACTACTGTTTGCTTGATTCGATTCGTTATCTTGATAACTGTTTTCAACAGCAGAACCAGTATTTTGAGGGGCAAACGGTCCTGTTTTATCGTAAAAATGCTTTAAATCAGCTTTATTTAACTGAATTGGTTTTCCAACAATTGTTTTGTTTTTCGGGTTACGTTCATAGACAGTGTAGATACCATTACGGTCAGGTAATTCACTGTCTTTCTCTAGCCCGTGCGGGTTTTGATGTTTAACAAAGTTAACGATATGGATAACATCAATACCATCAGCGTTATATAACTCGATAAAACCGAACTTAGAAATGTTCTCTAACTGTTCTGCAACGTTTATATCGTCTGCAGGAAATAAAGACATTTTGATTTTCTTAGGTCGATTTTCGAGTCGGCCTTCGCGATCTGCTAAAGTCCAAAGACCAATAAATAGCAATCGTGCTTCATAAGGTAATTCAATAATGTCTTCATTCATAAAGAATGAGGGCTTAATATTTCTAGATCTTGCCATTTCTTAAGCTGCCTCATATAAGTGTTCATGTGCAAAATTTGCACGTACTAAAGCTTCAGAGAATTGAGGAGGTACGGAATTACCTACCATTCTTCCCTGTTCTGTCTTAGTTAATTTGATAGTGTTTCCATGTTCATCGATCCCATGATCAATGATGTAAGTAGGTTCAAAACCTTGTGCTGTGAATAGTTCTCTTGGCTGAAGCATACGGAAGCCAATATCAACAATTTGGTGCAGCTCACCTTTAACCATTACAAGACCAAAACGATCACGTGTTGGTATCGTACGAAGTGGCTCATGAATGCTATTTCCGTCTTTCTCACTACCGTAGAAGGCAGTTAGAAATGCTTGTACTAAAGCAAAATGACCCGCACTTGTGGTAATGGTATGTAATGGTTCATCAACAGGTTGACCAATGTTGTTTTTGCGCAGTTTCACCAGGTTGCTAACGACTAAACTGTTATGATCTTTTGCAGTAATCGTATGGAGCGGTTCGCGAATATCACTACCAACAACACCCGTATAATGCTTAGCAATGAACGCAGTAACCAACGCATGATGTCCACCTTTCACCCCTGCGCAAATTGTGCGTAAAGGTTCATCAACAGGCATACATCTTGGGCTTGAAGCATTTGCACACTCAGTAAGTACTGGGGCAACGCTTTTAACCTTATCCATTGGAACAATAAATGGTTCTGGATTATTGATTACATAACGGACTAAACCATTTGCTATACGGCGACAAGTTGCCTCAACTAGAGGTTTCTTACGAGTAAAAATACTTGGGCAAGGAATTGACCAATCTATGCATTCTGCAGTGATTCGCCATGGTTTTAATTTCCCAGTTTTAACTGCTTTGCTATCTGGTGCAGCATGCGTAGGCTTGGGCCAAACTATAGGGAAGTTGTCACGGCGAGCAACTAGAAAAAACCGTCTTCTTAGAGTTGGAGATCCGTAATCCCGAGCACTCATTACTCGCCATTCAACTTTATAACCTTGATGACGTAATGCATTAACAAAGCACCTGAATGTTTCACCTTTGTGCTTTTTACTCGGGAATCCATCTTTTCCTAATCTGCCCCAAGTTTTGAACTCTTCAACGTTCTCGAGCATGATTATACGTGGTCGTGTAAGGTCAGCCCATCTAAGAGCAATCCAAGCTAAACCACGTATTTTCTTTTCAACCGGTTTTCCACCTTTTGCTTTAGAAAAGTGTTTGCAATCTGGACTAAGCCAAACCAATCCTACAGGCTGATTGTTTGTAACTTTTACAGGGTCAACATCCCAAACATCCTCACAAAAATGACGAGTATTTGGATGATTAGCACGATGCATGGCAATTGCTTTAGGATCGTGGTTAATTGCAATATCAACTGGACGACCAAAGGCTTTTTCTAAGCCAGTAGATGTTCCACCCCCACCTGCAAAATTATCAACAATCAATTCATGAGGTAATAAGTTAAGATTGAGGCACATATTCATAGTGCACCACCATTAACTTTTTTAAGCGTTAGTAAAACAGTGAATAATTGACCTGCAGAATATTTAAATGTCTTAACTTCAGTGCACTCAACTAAAAAGCGATGTTCACCAAAATTAACCCTACTTCCTGGTCTATCAAGTGTATAACGGCTCCAACCTTCAGGAATCGGATCACAGGAAAAATGGCCGTAGAATTTTTCAGGTCCACATTTAATGCTACAAAGGGGTTCAGCTACCCAAAAAACTTGATTGAGAAATTTTTTTCTCGCACGAAATTGATTGTTTTCCCCTTCCTTAATTCGCATATTTACCGCTATTTCGCATAATTCCCTATCGCGGATATTTTTAGCTTGGTTGCGGTCAACGATGAGTTTATTTTTCATATCGCTCACCCATCCAATCCAATTAAATTCTTAAATTCAGAAATCACATCTACCAGCATTTTTTCGAGGTATACGTAATCAGGATTTAATTTGGATGGCCCACTTTCCCAAAGCCAGTCTTCACCAAACAGTTCACACATGATTGATCGGTCTTTAAAAGTGAGCTGGTCAAAGAAATTTGAAAAACATTCGAATTCAATTTCTTTAAGGTGTTCATAAAAATTTCTAAGATCTTTTTTGGAAATTGCGCCACTTGATCGACCATCTTTTAATTCAGATAGCTTATTGATAGCTATGTATTCAATTACTTCATTACCATCCTCAACATCTACCCACTTTTCAATTTTAGGAAAAAGTTTATTAAGTAAATAAGGAGCATGGCATTGGGCAATGAACTCTTTAAAAGTTGGTTGACCAACATGAGAAAAGAAAGCGGAACCGGTAAAACTACTTAAAACGACTGTTAGACGTCCACCGCCAGCACTATATAAATTATTTGGATCAACATAAGCTAAAGCCCAGTCTGACTTATATTCACCTATTTTTTTGAAGACGAACTTTTCCATTAAAAGTTCCCCAATGAAATTGTCTTCTCTATATACAATCTGGCTCATGAGGCGCCACCTTGGTTAACTTTATAAGACTTGCCATAGAGGACCAACTCAATAGTGCTAGTACTTACAGCAAATTCTTTTGCCAAATCTTTAACTTTTGAGCCTGATGCACGTTTTTTCCTAACGCTCTCTACTTGCCCTTGATTAAGTTTTGCATTTATATGTGATGCCCCCTGCTTATATCCACCATGCTGAACCCTATCATTTGCATTATCTTGTTTTGTGCCATAAGCTAGATTTTCGTAACGATTATCGGATGGAATCCCATTTAGATGGCGTACTTCTTGATTTTCTGGAACAGGCCCAATAAATGCATCTGCAACAAGTTGATGAACACCAATTGGTCTTGATTTGCCATTACCGATATATACAGAAACGGTGCGATATCCTTTTGAAGTGGTAAATTGCGATAGTTCTTTTGAGTATGAAAAATCAACTCTATTTAGCCCTTTGGCTAACCTACCCTTGCGACGGTGTGTAAAAACTTTCCCATCTGCAGTGACTTAGTAACTGTTAAACGATGGACATCTTTTCATTGATCAATCCTCCGAAAAGAAATACACCAAACCCAAGGGTTTTCATTCCAAGATTCTTTACCTTTTATTGCTTCCCAATGTTTTTGAAAGTTAAGAACTGGGTTATGAGAATTATTGCTTTGCATAGTTGAATCAGTTTTAGGTTTATCAAAACCTTCAGCCTTAGCATCTACATCACTAATTTCATGTAAACGCTCAACACGGATATCAACTATTTCAAGCAAAACACGTGATGCTTTACGAGGCATACGAGAAGATGGCTTCCATCTAACTGGATAACCCTTTCCCTTACAGTCGTAATAAGCAATTTCATTTGGGTTATCTGCTTTGTAGACAAATGACTCATGAGGAGTTCCACCTAAACTTCTAATTTTGGTGCCATACGTCTCTTGAACAAAAAGCTGGTCGCCAATTGCTCCAAAAGGACAAATTTTCTGAAAATAAGAAGATATTTGTGATTTAGAATCTTCTAAACCAAAGAACTCTCCAAGATGTTCAGCTATATCAATTTTTTTTTGAACTTTACTCTTAATAATTCGGCGTGTTTGCGTCTTAGATCCATTTAAAATGGCCCTAACCATTTCTGAATTAAATAAAATTGGACGTACCGTCATGCTGCACCTTCCTGAGCTGGTTTATACAAGCTCACTTGTTCAGCAAAATTCCATGCACGTTTACAGATATTATTTAAAGACGAGCGGCGTTCCTCTAACCATTGTTCACGCCATTTATTTTTCTCAGCTGGATCTTGAATTAAGTCATAAGCTTTATAGAAAGCAGTACGGTCAAGGTAAGAACCTAACAAAACACTGTTAAAGCTATTTACCAGGTCAAACTTTTCTTCATTTCGAACTTGAATATAAGTTTCTTTAAAATTCAACCCAAAATTAGAAACAAACCATTCGTCATGCCCACCAAAAATAAAGAATGGAACATCAAGGTCGTTTTCAATTCCTTTTGCAGAGTATTGACCGTTTCCAAGTACACAAGTAACTAAAGCAGCAATTTTTAAATTTGGCGCTTCAAATGTACATTTATCACTAGGATTTATTAATTCAAAAATCATTGTTCAGTCCCTACCTCAAATCGTAAATCTAAGAAAGCTTGGTTCACTGGACCTACGTAGCGTGACCAGCCAAAGTTTTCTTGCCAAAACCACCAATTGTTCTGCTCGTCACGCTTCCACGGCGTTCCCTCAGAATCAGTGTGATTGGTTCCTAACGGCCAAACCTTTTTTTCTGAAGTCATGAAATCTCCTTTTGTGCATTGAATGCACGATCTAGAAATTTCTCTTCATCGGTTTGAGTGTTTACGATTTGATGCGGGGCATCTTGATTAATAAGACAAGTTGAGCACTGTTCTTCTTTAAAATCAGTGCATTTGCCTGAGCAGGGATGATTTGCTAAATTACTCACGTTCATTCTTCCAAGGGTTTGAACAGCCATAGACCATTTCCTGTTGGCGCAGGGAGTGGTTTTTTATTTCCAGCTAAGTAGATCAAGCTGGACTGATTTATCACTAGCATTTGTATGCCGCGATTTTTCGGCCCGTAAAGGCACTAATTCGAAGGTATCTCTGGTATACCCGTTATCTTTTGACCCACAAAAAACATTTCTGAGAAACTGGTATTCGGATTCAGCTTCTGAGACTTTTCTAGTGCAAATGTTTTTAATTACCTCGAGAGAGCTTTTACCTGCCATCTCACCTTCTACTTCTGAAATCTTTTTCTTACACATAGAACGGATGAGATTAGATAAGGAATTCTTGCCTTCTAGTTTGGCAATCCATTCCATCTTTGCTTTTTCTTCTAAAGTTAATTTTGATGAAGCATTTGCTAAAAGTTTTTCAGCCATACATACCTCATTACTTATTTCAAAAGTAAAACCACTTAAGCTGTTTGAGATTGCATTTTTTCTTTTTCACGGTTTACGAACGCATCTAAAGCGATGCCTTTCTGATAACCCACACTTTTTTGAGTGTTCTTTAAAATTCTTGAAACAGAACTTTGCTCAATCCCCGTTTCATCACTTACTTCTTGTTGGGTGTAACCGCGAGTGACTGTCAAAAACAATATTTTTTCTTTAAGCGTCATGTTCAGCTCTTAATGCAGACCTAGTAATGCAAATTATTATGCATATTTGCATTACAGTCAATGCAATTGTGAGTTATTTTCCACAAATTATGCGAATACGCATAAAATAGGTTCGCGGAGTTAACGGTGAAATCTATGAATTACCTGAAATCGAATCTTGATTATTTGCTCACAAAGAATGAAACAAACCCTACTGATCTTGAGCAAAAGCACCCAGAGATTAAACAATCGACTGTATTCCGCATTTTGAACGGAATTACTAAAGATCCTAGACGCTCTACATTAGAACCTATTGCTAAATGGGCAGGCGTAACTGTTAATGACTTATTTGATAAAGATTTATCTGTCTTAGAAAGAAATCAAAACGAACATAATCCAGGTCCTGAGAATAATTTAATTTATGATACTGAGATCCATTTATACGAAGATGGCGACCCTGTTCCTGATGGTTATGTAGCTATTGATTTCTATAGTGAAATTAAGGTTAGTGCAGGAAGTGGTTACTTGAACATTGAACATCAAAGCCCTCATAAGTTCTTATTTCCAATTAATGAAATAAGAAGATATGACGTTAAACCTGATTGTGCGAAGGTACTAGTTGTAGATGGTGAAAGCATGATCCCGGATTTATATCCAGGGCAACGAATCTCAATTGATACATCTGCTAAAAGAATCTTTGATGGTGAAATTTATGCCTTTTTGAAAGGTGATGAATTAAAAATCAAGATGTTATTTGAATGGAATGAACAAGGTAAAGGCGGCTTCAAGGCAGTATCTCGTAATACAGACAAAGTTAAATATCCCGATGAATATTATTCACCAGCTCGCATTGAAGCAGAAAATGTACAAATCATTGGTCAATACTGGTGGAAATCTGAAGGTCGCAAGGTGAGACGTTAAGTTATGAAAAAAAATAAGGAAAATACGGCAGACTTAATTGGTAGACAAGCTTTTCTTACAACATTTGTCGAAGAGGTAGTAAGATCATCACCAGATATGGCTGCATCTATTCTAATGAATATAAAAGAACTCACTAATGAGCATCATCCCCTTGTAACACAAGCATTTACAATGGATCATTTTGAAAATCATGATATGGCTGGCAACGTTATTAAGAATGCTCTACATGGTTTTGACATGGAATTAGCAAGAATGCTTAAGCTAACCGTTGAAAATTTAAAGATTTAGTCTATTAAATTAGTAAATTAACTTTTTAAATTAATAGCTTAGCATCCAATTCAAAAAACCGCTCTAGTAGCGGTTTTTTTATATCCAAAATTTCATAAGCAAAAAATAATGCACATTTGCATAATGCAGTATTGCATTACGTTATGCACTTATGCATAATAATTTCACCAACACATCTAATGGTGAATTAAAAGATGACCAATTTACGTCCTACTGATTGCGAAGAATTCATAAATGACATAGATGGCGGAGCTTTTGCAAAACAACTTGGCTATGCAGTTAGCAAGGTTGCAAGTGCTGCTGTTGATACACAAAAAGTCGGCGAGATCACAATTAAATTAAAGTTCTCTAAAGGCGTTGGTCACAACAACGTTACTGTAGAGCACAAACTAATTTCAAATGCCCCACTCCCAAAAGGTAAAAGTGTCGAAGAACACGGTGACAAAACACCTATGTATGTAAACACACGTGGTGATGTATCGCTTTTTGCTAAACACACTGACCAGCTTTTTGAAGAAAAAGCTTAATTTTTAAAAACTTTTTATCTCAACTAAAGGAAAGACCTTCATGTCTGAAAAAATCGAAATCGAAAAATTTTTAGGTTTAGCTAAACCTGTAATTCCACTTGAGCGTGGTCAGCTTGTAGCGTTGCATCATGACTATAGTGTTATAGCTGCTGAAAAATTTATGGATGCTCGCTTCCGTCCTCATGGTGAATTTACTACACCAACATTTAACGACTTTAAAGATTTTGTAGTTGCAGAAGGCGGTAAAAATACACCAATTTTTGTTAATCAAAATGACATGAAAGCTATTGCAGTTCTTAACTTCCATGGTGAAGGACAAGCCCAAGGCCATTGTGACTACTTAGCTTCTTTATGTTTAGAATCAACTGTTGTATGGAAAAAGTTGAATCAACTTAAAGACCATAAATTAGATCAACGCAACTTTGCTGTTTTCATTGAAGATTGGGCTCAAGTACTTAATGCATTTGATGAAAATCATAATGTCATTGATATTAAAGATGCCCTTGTTGCAGTACGAAATATGCAAATTGAAGCATCGACTACTAGTAACGCTGAAGTAGAAAACACACGTCAGGTTCAATCTGAAATGGCCCAAATTGCAGCATCTGCTAAAAAAGGCGTATTACCGGCTTATTTCACCATCCAAGATTCAGCTTACTTAGGTCTTGCAGAACGAGAAATCAAATTACGTTTAATTGTGAATAGCTCTGGCAGCACACCTCAGTTTGCCATTCAAATTGTCAAAGAAGAGTTATTACGTAATGAAATTATTGAAGATTTCAAAGAAGAAGTAATAGCTTTACTTCCTGAAAACCCTGTACGAATTGGGTCATTTAAATCTTAAGAAATAAAAAAAGCCCTGAAAACTTTGGACGGCTATCGGGGCTTTTTTCAACCAATACTACATAAACGTCAAAAGGTGAATTCTCATGGATCACTACAAAGACAAAGTTATAGACGAACAAGGCTTGATTAGCGTTTCGGAGGCGTTACGAGCTATGGCTTGTGGTCGTGTTATTCAATGTTCAAGTAAAGACTTTCCAAATTGGAAGGACATGGAAATCACAAATATTAATGCGAAAAATTTAATTGATGAAGAGCGCATTAATAAAAACGGCTTGAAGTACAGATATAAACCTTCGCAAATGTCTGTAAATGCTGAGCTAACACAAATGAAAAAGCCTCAATGACTTTGGACGGCTATCGAGGCTTTTTCTACCAATACTGTACGTATAAAGGCAAATTATTATGAATCAGAAATATATAAACAGTCAATCTGCCCCATCTACACCTATTTGTTTCGTGCCTGAACTTAGCGGGAATAAAACAAATAAACCAGCTACTTCTAAACTTTATCAGCATCCATCAGCAGAGGATCTAAAGTTTAAAAAAGATAGTAAATGGCCGTATGTTTTATGCTTCCTTATATTTAGTGCATTAGCTATTGCTTTCCTTTATGCATGTGATGCAGAGGCTCAAGTGCGTGAGCAGAAGACTCAACATTGGCAACAACAATTTAACTCAGGCGAACCTGTTGATGTTCAAGTACATGTAGTTAAATTAGGTGGTGCACAATGAGAACAAACTATTTACGAGGATCTAAACGTTACGAAAATAATCTGAATGGTCAAGTAAACCATAAATCAACTTTCCGTGAATTCGTAGGGAAGGATGAAGAACGTGGTTTATACAAAGTCCGTCTTGGCTATACAGTTTATGCTGCAAATCACACTTTAACTCGTGTTTATACGGTTAATGAAAACAATGAATTAACTCCTGTTTCACAATATACATTAAATACAAACGAGTGGATTTTAAGAAATCTAGAAACCGAAATTAAATATCGTAGAGGACGTGAATTAGGTCAAATTCTTCAAAAAACGCACATACCTTCCCCTGACCGAAAAGCTTACAAAATTAGTCGTGGTTTTCTTGGTACACGCTAGTTGGGGATATTTATGTTAGTTATTAAATCTTTTCGTGTGATTTATGGTACTTGTCCAAGATGTACTAATGACAAATGCACTTTAGGTGTTAGTCATTCTGGCTCTGGTGCTCAATGGGAATGTCACAACTGCGGCTTTTGTTGGCCTAACAGTTAAATGGTGCATGATCAATGAAAGCAATTATTTTAGATACGGAAACCAACAAATTAAATGGTTATCCAATTGAAATCGCTTATGCGCCTTTTAGCTTAGAGAATGGTCAATTGTTAGTTCATAAAGATGAAGTTTTTAACCGTTTCTATTCTTGTCCTGAACCGATTGATTTAGAAGCAATGGCTGTACACAACATCATTGAAGCGGATATTGAAGGTCAACCAAGTTGCGAATCGTTCCGGTTACCTGAAGGGGTTGAATTCATTGTCGGTCACAATATTGATTACGACATCAAAGCTCTAAATAAATGTGGACCAGCAATTAAGGCAAAGACTATTTGTACTTTAGCTTTAGCAAGGGACGTATGGCCTGATTTAACAAGTCATAAATTGGCTGTTCTGTACTATTTCGTAATGAGTAACCGTGAAGAAGCACGTAAGCATTTAAGACATGCACATTCAGCACGGGCGGATGTTTATTTTACTGGGATTATCCTAATAGCTCTAATTGAACGACTGGGAATTAAAGATTTGAACTCCTTATTTCTCATGTCTGAAGCTGTACGTTTACCCAAAATAATGACATGGGGTAAACACAAAGGAACGCCTCTTAAAGAATTACCGCGCCCATATATCTCATGGCTCCTGAATAAAGATGACCTTGACCCACATTTGCGTAAAGCGCTTCAAAATATTTAAAGGTTAGCAACTATGAAACCTACTCTATTTACGCCTGAAACATGGGCGGAGTTTACCCAACAACTCAAAAATTCTTGGGAAAAAGATAACGCTGGTACTGATTCACCAATTTTTGTTGTTCAAGAAAAAAAGATTGTTTGGGGTTTAGATCCGGCTAGTGATTCTGTAGAAATCACTAATATTGTAGATGCCGATGATGAATCAACATATAAATCAATTGATGATTTTTTTGAATCTCTTAAAGCTACAGATAAGCATGCTTTAAATGGTTTAGCAATTGAAGAGGAAGATGAACTTTTCCTCGATGTAAAAGCTTCTACTCAAATAAACATTTTATCTGATTGGAATGAACGCAATATTCATATCTGCCATGGTAAATATTTTTGGGAAGATGTTAATTGCCATCTAACTCGTTCAGCTGCAGATGCATTTATTAAACGTAAATCGCATGATTTCGGTGAGTTGCGGGTATTTGTTAAGTCACTTTATTGGTGTGAGGAGTTTAAGAATTTACTTAACGCAATTATTAGCGGTGAAGTAGGTTTGACAAGTATAGATGACGACAACATCCTAAACGTTTTGGGACCAATTGAACCCAAAGCAGATAAAGAAATTAACTCAACTCAAGCAAAAAAATCTGCGAAGAAGGCCAATAACAAAGAGGAAAATTGGACTCGTTACCATAATGACAAACCTGTTGAGTCTCCTTTAGCTGGCCTTATTGAAAAGCTAAAGAAAACTAAAACTGCAGATGCAGCTAATAGTCTCATTGAGGAAACGAAAGACTGGTCTTCTGAAGATCAAAAATCTTTTTTAACTGAGTTAAATAAACACTTAGTCATTATTGCTGGTCAATCAAAAGAAAATATTTCTATTGGGGAAAAGATCAGACAAGCAAAGGACCTGACTACATTAGATGCCCTTGAAATTGATATTTCAGAAGCAGATGAACGTATTCAAGAACCCCTAATGGAGCTGGTTGTAAAAAGAAGAAAAGAACTTGAGGTTGAAGGAAACTTTTTATTGGAGTCGCCTCAATGATTCAAATTTATAACAGCAAAACTAGAACTTTTACTGTGATAGGTAAACGAACCCAAGTTTTCTTAAATGTATCACTTAATGAAACTGAAGCTTTGCTCTTCAAAGCGAAACTTAAAGATTCTATTTGGAGATTCTAACATGATGAAGTACATCCCTGACTCAATGTCATACCCATTCACTGTTTGGATGTCCGAAAGTGGTTTCTATCCTTCTTATAAAAAAGGATACATCGTTATGAAGCGTGGCAAAGAAGTGGCAAAGATTTCTTTAATAAAAACAAAAAAAGGTTTCGAAATGAATGAAGTCTGTCAAAAAAGATTTACTTCATTTTGCCGGGTTTGGATGAATAAGGATAAACGTTTTATTAACCAGCTTCGAATGCGTGGCATTTCTAATTCAATGAAATTCAGTTATCAAAAGGTGGCAGCATGACAGATTTGAATAAGGGAAGAGAGCTAGAAGCTCAAATTGAAACTTTTAAAAAAGAAGCTATGGAGCTTTGGTTTGTGCCTAATTTAGCTGACACGTACAAAAATAAGGATCTTTTCATCTATTCAATTATAGATGGTGAAGTCTTCTTTATGCGTGAACAGGCTCGACAATTATGGAGCTTTTGTAATAAAGCCAAAGCTCAGGCGGTGCCAGAGGGTTACTGTTTGGTACCGAAAGAGATTCCAGACAGCGTTGTTAGCTGTTTAGAAAATAGTGGATTCCATTGGGGCGATGGGACTCGTGATCATTACACGCCTATTTATTCTTTAATGGTTGAAGTGGCAAGCGAATCGGGAGCTGAGGGTTGATTAATCAATTAAAACCAACTGAGATCATCCGGGATGAAATGGGTTGTTGGGTGCATCCTGAATATCTGAAATATTTGGATGACAATTATGCTGACCAAGAATGGTTGAGCCAAAGCGAATGGGATCAACTTAAGCAGCATTTCAATATTGTCACCGTTCGACTTTATTTAGAAGGGAGTGTTTCTGATGATCTATTTTTGGAGATTATGGACTCCTCAGACCTATCTAAATGGAATCCAATCGCACCGCACGGCTTTTTCTTAATAGATATTGGGTTTACGGAAGATGGTGCTGAAGCGTTGTTTGCAAAAGAAGTTAAAGCGGAAAGTAAGGAGGGGTAAATGTTAAAAGATCTGAGAAATCTATCTGATGCAGAGCAACAAGAATATTTGGATCGCTTCATAATGGCTAATGAAGAACAGAAGTTCCCTCAAGAAGTTGTGGCGCTTTATTTAGATTGCTCACCATGGACATTAGCCAGAATGCGTTGTGATCAATCATCACTGCCTTTTTCGAAAATTGGAAGACGTGTTTCATATAAAAAGAAAGACGTTTTAAAGTATGAGCAAAGCAGGACTGTGCTTAATACAGCGCAACTTGCAACTGTATAAGGATTCAGTTAAGAAATAATTGTAGTTTCCATGATAAATATTGGGTGACAAATAATTAAAATTGCAAAAAGTTTTAGTTGACACTTTTCAAAATTTGCAATAAATTTTGATTGCCCAAATCTCTTTAGGACTTAATTATGGATTTATCGAAGAATCCCCCTCCAAGCTATTATGATGCATCACTGAATGATGAAACATTAAGCTTTTTTGCTAACCATATGCTAGAAGTTTTTTCACAAACTACTCAAGATCTTAGTAGAAAAGATGATGATAATTACACTATCAGTTGTGCAATTTTTGGAAGATGCCGTAATAGGTTTGCTCGTGAAATTCGTAGTGGCAATGCCCCATCTCCAACATATTTAGAAGATTCTTCAAATAAATTCACCTTTAAAATTGGAAACACACCTGGTATCCGTTTTTTTAAAGAATCTGATCATTTAAAACCGAAAAGACCAAACTTTTTTAAGCAAAGTTACAATCTAGAATTATTTGAATCTGATTCAAAAGTTCCTGTTTTTTGGCGATTCATTTTGGTTCCAGCTAAAACTGATGACGAAGAAACATTTATCGCTTTTGTTGGTTTTAACCAGAAATTACAGCCGATTACAGCTTGGACATCTAATAAGACTTCTAGATTTATTTTTGATCCAGCGGCTATATTGCCAGAACCAGCAGAATTGAAACGCTATAATATTGATGATCTATTAGCTGATGATGATTTAGATGATGCAAGCGGAATCAAGTAAATCTTCAACAGCAAATAGGCAAAAGTTGATGAGAAAATGAATACTTATTTTAATGGTCTAGAATTGCGGCTCTTACGTCAATTTAATCATTTGTCTTTAGAGGACTTATCAATTCATGTTGGTAAGTCACGCCAATTCTTGCATAAAATTGAAATGAACCAAGTTGTTCCTACACCTGATTTAATTGATGTACTTAGCAACTTCTTCAATGTAAAAACGGATATTTTTTACAGTTCTCATCCGATTTTACAAGAAGAACAAATCAATTTTCGAAGCAACAAAACTGCCAAAATTTTTACAAAGCAATCAGTGATCGCTCAGGGTGAATATTTAAAAAGGTTAGTAGAATTTATAGAGGCAAATTTAAGGCTCCCTAAGTATTCAATACCTTCTGTTGAATCTGTAAAGAATTTTCAAGATATTGAAAATGCTGCGCTTCAATTTAGAAAATATTTTAATTTAGGGTTGGGACCTATTAGCGATATGACTCAATTAACTGAAATGCTTGGAATTTTTGTAACTACTTTTCCAAGTGTTTCAAGCGAAGTCGATGCTCTATCTATTGCATCTAAAAGACCAATCTTTGTTAATAACGAAATTAGTAGTACTTGTCGCCAGCGTTTTAATTTAGCTCATGAATTAGGACATCTTGTACTACATGATGGTTGTGTTACAGGTGACACTCTCACTGAGTCGCAAGCGCATCGTTTTGCTAGTGCTTTACTTATTCCACAAGAAATGATGATTTCTCATTTCCGTAATTGCTTTAATGGTAGATTTAATTGGAATAAATTAAGTGAGATGAAAACAAATTGGAAAATAAGTAAGGCAGCTTTGCTCTATAGAGCTAAATCTTTAGATCTTTTAAATGAAACAAGTTATCGTAGTGGCTTTATTCATTTGAAGCGTACTGGTGAGGCTATTTTAGAATCAGAAGATCATGAAATACCTAAAGAAGTTCCAACTTTACTAAATACATGTTTCAAAGCTTTAAGTAAAAAAGGAATTTCAGCAATTGATATAGCTAATGAATTAAATATATCTCTAGATCTATTAAATAAAATTACGCAATTAGATTTACAGCCACAAAATCCTTCTAAACTTAAATTAGTTATTTGATTAAAGGCGGTTTAGACCGCCTTTATTTCTTTTAATCTTTCTGCCCATACAGATTGATAATTAAAGCAATCAATCTTACCTTGATACACCGCTTCAATCATGTTCATTGAAGCTCTTAATTCCTCATCTGGAATTTGAACATATCCACCTGTCACATCAATTCTTGGTTTAGCCGTGTGATTAAGAAGTCTTTTTGTCACATAAATATTAAATCTTAAAAGGTTGCATATAGTGGCAAATGTACGGCGGAAATCATGCATTGAAACGTAATAGTCAACTTCTTTACCCACTCTATTCAATAATGTATCTACCTTAGTCGCATGCATATTCCACGAAGTAGGCATCTTAGTAGCTGGGAAAACCCAATCGTTTTCTCTTAATAACCAACGTTCACGCAAAATACTGTGTAGATGATCACCAATAGGAAAAGTATGATCTGAACCATTTTTGGTATCTCTAAAAGTTAAAGTACCATTTTTAATATCTACATCAGCCCACTTTAAGCAACATGCCTCCTGTTTACGGCATCCCGTAACATGCAC